CCGCCGTGAACACGGCCTCGACGGCCATTGGGGCGGTTCAGGCTGCGTCTGAGGGCACGATAGGCGGCTTCGTCGCGGGGGCGGTAACGGCTGGGAACATGCTCGGCGTCCCGGTTCAGCAAGGCGGGGCTGCTCTTGGCGCATTGGCCGGGGCAGCTTCTGCGCTGGCCAACAGCAGTGTGGCGGCCGGATTCATGGGCCGCACGGCAAAAAATCTCTCGAATGCGAGCGCGTGACATGTATAAAAAGCAGCGCCTTAAAATCGTCACGAAGCCACACGATGGCATTATCTCGGCCAGCGATGTGCAAATCTTCGATGGCGCAGGCAGAAATTTAACAGAATCCCTGTTCATTACCAAGGTCGATATTTCTATTCGACCGGGCCGTCTTGTTACCGCCACGCTCACGCTTCACAATGTCGATCTTGATATTGCCGAAGTGGAAACGCTGTAATGCAGCAGGTAACGGTCAATGGCGGCAACTGCTATCAGCTTGCGGCGCAGTATCTCGGCGATGCCTCGCAGTTTCTGCGGGTCATGATCCAAAACGGCCTGACTGATCCATTCATTTCCGGACCCAAGCCAGTCACGCTGACTATTCCTGATGTGGATGCCTCGCAGACCGGTGGTGTGCCGCCGCAATGAGTGGATCGTTTGGTCCGCCCATCGGAATTGTCCAGCAGCCGCGCCTGCGCATAACCGCCAACGGACAAATCGTGCCGTCTCCCATAGAGGCGCACATCATGCAGACCAACACGTGGACCGCCGCCACGTGGTCAGCCAGCATTGCGCTTCAGGATACGGACGCGATGAACGCTGAATGGTGGGGGTCGCAGGACGATGTCCGGATCGAAATCGACTTCTCGCTCGATAATGGCCAGTCGTTTCCGGGTCACCCGCAATTCGAGGGGATTGTCGACGAGATCGAACTCGATACGGATGCCAATATCGTGCATCTCGGTGGTCGGGACTTCACCGCGCTCCTGATCGACAACAAAAGCCCGCAGGCGTATCAGAACCAGACCAGCAGCGAGATCGCCGCGAAGCTGGCTGGCTCGGTGGGCCTTAAGGTCACGGATAGCAGCGGCGCTTCGACGATCACGGCCACCACCACACCCGTGGGCGAATACTACGCCTCCAACTCCGTGCGCATGACCAGCGGCTATTTCGCGCGCAGCATCACGCAATGGGACCTCCTGGTGTTTCTGGCGCAGCAGGAGGGATTTGACGTTTTCGTGCAGGGCCAGACGCTGTATTTTCAGCCTCCGGCTTCGGCCAGCACCCCAGCGTTTCAGGTCTATCACCAGCGCAGCGGCGGCACTGTGCAATCGAATGTCATTGGGCTCCGGGGGCGCCGCTCACTCACTCTGGCCAAAGACGTGACGGTGACGGTGAAGTCCTGGAACTCGTATCAGCGCCGCGCCTATACCGTGAATGCGAGCAAAGCAGGGTCGAAAAGCAGCGCTGTCCAGAATTACGTGTTCTATCAGCCGAACCTCTCCATCGCTCAGGCCCAGGCCCTGGCCAACCAGAAGCTGGCGGAGATCACGCGGCACGAGCGCGTCATTGAATTCAGTTGCGCACCGGAACTCAATCTGACGCCCCACGGTGTCATTCAGCTCAGCGGCACGGGCACGGCATTTGATCAGCTCTACTACCCTGACGAGATCACGCGCAGTTTCTCCTTCCAGGGTGCCAGCATGAGCGTTACGGCCCGCAATCACAGTCCCGTCGAGCAGGTCGCGCTTCAGACCGGTGCCAACGGACCGGCCGGAGGGCTGCAATTCTGATGCTGGGGGATGCTATCCGGCGCCATGCCGCCGCCCTTGATGCACAGGCCGGAGCGCCGCGATACGGGATTGTGGAGAGCTACAATCCCAACGATTACACCGCCACGGTCAGGTTGCAGCCGGACGATATTTTGACCGGTTGGCTACCCATCCGCACCGCGACGGGCGGAAATGGCTGGGGCATCGTCTGCGGTCTCGTGCCTGGCCAGCAGGTGACGCTGGAGCCGCACGATAACGACCCGGGCAACTATGTGATTACGGGGTTCGTGTTCTCTTTGCAGGGCGACCCTCCACACGCGCCGCCCGCCGTACCTTCCGGGGAAATCTGGATCGTCCATGAGACGGGCAGCTTCGTAAAACTGCTCACGGACGGCACCATCGCATCCAAGGGCACGTGGAACCACGACGGGGATATCAACGCGACCGGCGAAGTAACGCGAGGCTCGGGGACTTCCGATTCCGTGACGCTGGGCAAGCACACGCACAATCAGCCGCCGGATAGCGGCGGGAATACCCAGCAGCCGACCGATGCGCCAACCGCGGGGACATAATGGCCGATCTGTATCATAATTTTGGCGGCGATCTCGTTCTCGGCGCGACGGGCGATTTGCTTGCAACGCAGGACCAGACCACCGAGACGACGCAACGCCTCTTGCGGCGCCTGTTAACACCACAGGGGGATTATATCTGGGAATTGCCCTTTGGAGCCGGGCTGCCGCAGCAGGTCGGCCTGCCGACGGCTGAGACCGCGATCCGCAATGCGATTCGGGCGCAGATATTCCAGGATAGCGGCGTCGCCAAGATACCGGAGCCGGTGATCACCTTCACGCGCGATACCACCGGGCTGGCGGTCGCCAATATCTCGTACACCGATGCCGTAACCGGTCAGACGCAGCAGATCCTCCTGCCGCTGGGGTAATCATAGTGCTGAATTTTCAAAATCTGACCACGCTGGTCCAGAACATGGCGGCGGCGGCTCAATCCGCCGCGACCACAGCGCTGGATTTTACCCTTGGCTCGGTGCTGCGCGCGTTGCTGCAAGCGGTGGCGTCGGTCCAATTGTGGCTGCAATACCTGATTCTGGCCGTTCTGCAGCAGGCATTCTTGACCAGCGCCACCGGCGCGCAGGTCGATAATTGGCTGGCTCAATTCCCGCTATTCGGGGGGCGTCTCGGCGCAACCTATGCCACTGGCAGCGTCACATTCTCGCGATATACGTCCGTTGCCTCGGCCTTGATTCCGCCCGGATCGTTGGTGCGCACGGCGGACGGGACGCAGACTTTTACGATCGTAGCCGATACAACCAACCCGCTATGGAGCGCAGCTCAAAGCGGCTACCTGCTGCCCGCCGGAACCGCGAGCGCTACGGTACCGGTCCAGGCAGTCGTGGCAGGCGCCGGCGCGAACGTCGCCGCCAACACGATCACGCAGATCGTCGGCTCGTTGCCCGGCATCGATACGGTGAATAATGCCGCAGCCTTCACGAATGGTGAAAACCAGGAGAGCGACGACGCGGTCAAAGCTCGGTTCAAGGTCTGGCAGTCCAATATCGCCACAGGCACATACGGAGCCGTCCAGGCTGCGGCCGAAGGCGTTCAGGCCAACCTTTCCCTGAGCATTGCAATGAACCAGGATACTACCGGCGCCTACACCCCGGGGACTTTTGTCGTCACTGTCGATGATGGCTCAGGAGATACGCCCAGCAGCACGATTGATGCCGTCGCAAACGCAGTGAATAATGTGCGTCCCGTAGGCTCTACGGCTTTCGTGGTGGCCGCGACCGCAATTCTGGCCAATGTCTCGATGGTGATCAGCGTCGGGGCTGGATATTCGAAGAGCGCGGCGCAAGCGGCGGTTCAAGCCGCAATCTCATCCTATATCGGAGCGCTTGCGGTGGGGGTGCCGATGCCCTACAGCATTCTCGCCAAGCTGGCCTTTGATGCCTATTCGGGGATTACAAACGTCACTGCCATCACGCTGAACGGCAGCACTTCAGATTTGGCACCGAGCAATACGCAAGTTGTTCGATCTGGCAGCATTGCGATCAACTGATGCTCGGCGATCAGAGCGATATGGTGGGCCGCATGAAGGCGGTGCTGCCGCAGGGCTGGTTCAGCGGCAATACGCCGGTTCTGGACGCGGTTCTTGCCGCCTTCGGCAATGGCTTCGCATGGGTCTATTCGCTGATCCAAGAGGCGCTCAGTGCCGTTCTAATCAACACGGCGACGAGCGTATGGCTTGATCTGCATGCACAGGACTGGACGGGCTTTGACATCCAGCGTCGCACGCAAGAATTGGATGCATCGTTCCTGCAACGGCTTCAAAGCGCCATCTTCCCGCCCGGGTGCAACAGGCAGGGCGTGATTGCCCGCGTCACCGCCGTCACGGGCTCGGCGCCAGCGATCTTTGAGCCGCAGCAACCCAGCGATTGCGGGGCTTATGGGTACGGCGGCCTCGGCTATAATACTGTCGGCGGTTACGGCTCGATGAAGCTGCCCTTTCAGGCATTTCTGACGGCCTACCGCCCTCTGGATGTCGGCGTTCCGTTGCTCGCCGGATACAACGGCGATCAGCTCGCTCCCGTCTACGCGCCCGGCGGATATGGCTCTGGGCTCGTTGGCTATACGAGTGCCGGTCAAGCATTCGATGGCCCCAGCGACGATGACATTTATGCCGCTGTTGCCGCGGCGGAACCTGCTGGCTCCATTGTTTGGACGCGCATTTCCGCACCTGCTTCCTGAAATCTGATCAAGGAGATCATTTTGGATCGCAAGTTCGTTTATCCCGGCTCCATCCCGGAAGATTCCGACATCCTTCAGCCGCAAGTCGATACCATGATCTCGCTGGGTTGGCTTCTGGCAGCCGCATTTGGTACGAACACGGGGGTTGCGGGATTGCCCTGCGCGCCTACGGTTCCGGCTTCCATGGTCGTGAATGTCGGCCCCGGCGCGATCTGGGCGCAAGAAACCATCGACGCGAATGCGTTCGGCTCGCTGCCGGCCGATTCCTCGCCCTTGATGAAAATGGGGATCAACGCGGAATCCGCCGGCACGAATTTCACGCTGTCGGCCCCAACAACATCCGGGAACTCTGTCAATTATCTGATCGAGGCGTCCTTTCAGGAGGCGGACGGAACGCCGCTTGTTCTGCCGTATGTCAACCCGGCCAATCCAGCGTCTCCCTATGCGGGGCCGAACAATACGGGCGTTTCCCAGAACACCGTTCGGACGCAGCGTGTGCAGCTCCAGCTTAAGGCAGGCGCTCAAGCGCCAACGGGTACGCAGGTCACGCCGAGCGTCGATAGCGGATGGATCGGGCTTTACGTCATCACCGTGAACAATGGTCAGACGACAATAAACAGCGGCGCGATTTCGGTTTATCCGGGCGCGCCGTTTGTGAACGCAGCCTCAGGCATTTCCTCAGGGCGCTTGCTGAATGTCCAGACTTTCTCGGCCTCGGGCACGTATACGCCCACCGTGGGGACGAATAAGATCATCGTGGAACTTGTCGGCGGTGGCGGGGGCGGCGCGGGAGCGCCCGCGACATCCTCCTCCACGCAAGGGATCGGCTCCGGCGGCGGGAGCGGAGGATATGCCAAGTGCGAAATCGCGCTATCCAGCATTACAACGCCGGTCCCCGTTACGGTTGGTATAGGCGGCACGGGCGGCATCGCTGGCGCTGGCAGCGCTGGTGCAATATCCAGCTTTGGCACCTACGTCGTTTGTGCCGGTGGCCAGGCGGGCATTGGCGCGACGGGTTCGTGGCCAGTTGTCCAAACGCCGGGCGCCGGCGGCAATGTGACCGCGACTGCGGGGACCGTCATTACGTCAAGCAAAGGCGCTCCCGGCCAGGTCGCGATTAACGTCCAGGCCAATCAGTTGACCCCTGGATATGGCGGCAGCAGTCCCTTGGGTATGGGCGGCACTGGTTCGTTCAACGCCGCTGGTGGCAATGGCGGTCCGGGCGCGGGCGGCGGCGGCGTCGCCATTGGCGTGTCGCTTGGTGCCGAGAATGGCGGCAACGGCGGCAACGGCCTCTGTATCGTCTACGAATATTCGTGATTTTCAGGCGCCCCAGAGGCGCCCTTTTTATTCGAGGGCTTGAATGTCCGATCTCGTAAATCCAGTTCCCGTACCCATTGCTACGTTCGCGGAACAAGTCGCGAATAAAGTTAATATCCTGAACCAGAATCAGGCCGCGACGGGACGCCTTGGCCTCGTTATGCCTGGCGCGGCAATCAGTATTGGCAGCGATGGCACCATTAATCCGCTGTTTGGTACAACCGCTGGAACCGTAGCGGATGGTGGCGTCCTGGCCGCAGAAACGACCGCGCGCTCCACCGGGGACGCAACAAACGCGGCGGCGATCAGTGGTGAGCAAACTCGAGCGCTGGCCGCTGAAGCGTCGATTTCTGGCGCGGCGCAAACGGCCCAAACTTCCGCCAACCAAGCGCTGGCCAAAACGGTTGCCGCAACATCCACCGTTATCGGCCTCGTCAAGCCGGACAACTCGTCTGTCGTGGTTTCCTCTGACGGCACGGTAAGCGCCAAGTTTGGAACGGTCACAGGATCGGTGGCGGACGGCGGTGTCCTAGCCGCCGTACAAACTACAGCCAATGCTGCAATTCCACTGTCTCAAATCGGGATTGCCAGCGGCGTCACGCCCCTTGATTCCTCCGGCTACGTCCCGCTCGCTCATATTAATCCGGCCCTCCTTGGCGCGCAGCATTACATTGGCGTCTGGAACGCCGAGACAAATTCACCGGCGATTGCCAGCGGCACGTCGCCTGGCGGGACGAATCCAGTCGGCAGCTATTACGTGGTCGATGTCGCCGGCTCGACTGAGATCGATGGCGTTTCCACATGGAACATCGGCGACTGGATCGTATGGGACGGCACGAAGTGGGATAAGCTGGATGGCCAGGCCAATCCCGTTTCGGCATTCAATGGGCGCCAGGGTGCGATTAACCTACTCAATACGGACGTGGCCGGGGTGGGCGGCCTGCTTGGCGCAAACAACTTATCCGACATCGGGAGTGCCCCAACTGCTCGCGCCAATCTTGGCCTCGGCACCGCCGCCACCCTCACCGCCGGCGGCGCAAACGGCGCAGCGGTGCTGGATGCGAGCGGGAATGCTTCGGCGTTCGCTTCGCTCTCTACCGGGACCACGACCGCGCGGAGTTTGGCGGCGCGTGGAGCTGATAGCACTAATGTCAAAGACTGGGGCGCCATTTTAAATGGTTCCGCTTCTGATAGCACAGCATTCCAAAGTGCTTATAATGCAGTTGCCAATAGCGGGGTTATTGATATCCCAACGGGGAATTTGAATGCTACCATAACAAGCTCATCATCTAAATCTGTGTTGTGGCGGGCGTTAGGAACTTTAGATAATGGAACAAGTTCTCCCGGAACTAATCCAGTCACAACATTTGGAGACGGGGATGTCCTAGAAACATTTCTAGGCGGACGCAAGCATTTTTCAAAAACAACAGTAAACTCGACAAACTTCTTCGCTACTGTAGATATTAGTACAACTATAAATAATGCAACTATAACAGCTAATGGAACGCCGTCTGCCCTAAACTTGGCCGGAACAAATAACACCAATATAAATGGGTCGTTTCAAGCTGGCGTGTGGACTTTAAAAGCGCAGTGCAATGTGAATGGCTCTGCGAGTGATAATTATGCTATTGCTGGGACTACTGTTCTTTCTCCTTCTTCCACTGGATGGGGTGGTTGCCAATATTTGCAACTTTTCGATAATGCCGGAGTTACGGGACATTTAAATGTCGTCGAGTACGACATGAATACGATGAACTCCGATCCGATTGGATCAGGAGGGCCATCAACCGGCTTAAGGTCAGTTGTTTCTTTTAATCTCGCGACGACTCCCCAAGTCAGTGGAGCGCCAACTGCCCAGGCCGCGCGAGGTATTACTGTGGGCACGCCAGATGGCTCAGGGGCTTCTATTGGGGCGGTTTTTTTCTCAAATGCTTCGATTTATTATGCCGGTCTAGATGTTTCTCAAGCGACATTCCAAAATAGTAGTGTCGCCGCCGTGAGAATGGCGGCTGGAATGCCTATAGATTTAAGCGGCACTCCTACCAATCTAAATCAGAACACAATCTTATTTAATTCCTCAACAGCATCGTTTGAATACTGGCATGCAGGATCAGCTGTTTTCGGGATTTCTACAGCTGGAAAAATAACGGCATCCGGCGGATTGCAGTTAGGTGGCGCGATTATTGATGTCAGCACAACTCTTTTCACACCTACTGCCGGATCTACGATCAATTTATCAAACAACGCCGCTACCGTTATAATCAGTCCATCTGGAACGTTGGCATCTTTGACTGTATCTGCTGGCGGGGCTGCTACAACAGCTTCAGACGCAAGCGTGAGACAACTGATTATCTTCACGCAAGCTATTACGTCTCTCACTTGGACACATCAAGGAGCCGCTGGATTCAGCGGTGCGCCACTGCCTGCGTCTGTCACCGCAGGGCAGGCGGTACTTTTGGTTTATGAACAATCCGGCAACACGTGGTATCACACCATCGGCATATAGGTAATCAAAATGAAACTCTCCGAAATCGTAAATCTTGCTCAGGGCCTGCGGGTATTTTCCAATGAACGCCCAAAAGGGTCCGTGAGTTACGCTGCAGCCGTCAACATGAAACGCACGTCGCCATTTGTGCAATCTTTTGACGAAGCCCGAAAGGAAATTCTCGAACGCCATTGCGAGAGGAACGAGAATGGATCGTTAAAAATTGAAAACGGTCAATATATCCTGACTGACCCGGAAGCTGCCTTCGCGGAAGTAGCCGAACTCGGAAATCGCGAAGAGGAAATCTCACTCTCCAAGATCAAGCCGGATCAGATTTTCGATATGAATATCTCTCCGGAGGTTGTTGCGGCGATTATGCCCATGATCGAGGAAGGATAAGAGACATGCCATTGACAGAAAAAGGCAAAAAGATCGAGGCCGCTCTAGAGCAAGAGTATGGCAAGAAAAAAGGAAAAGAAGTTCTCTACGCTGGTAAGAATGCTGGTACATTCACCGGTATTGATTCGCAGCCTATCGACGCCGCCGCTTATATGAAATCCGTTCGTGAAGGAAAATCAGGAAAATAACCATGGCAGACACAGCATCATTTCCAAACTACCAGGACCAGGCCGCAGGTGCTATTCCTGTTTATCTGACCCAGGGCGGCGTTCCGGTTGGTCCGAACTCGCCGTATATTCTGACGCCTTTGGGGTATCAGCAGCTTTCAGTTGGCTCGACTGCGGCGCCTCTCACGGTCCCGGCTGGCGCGAAGTTTGTTTATATTACTGTTGAATCGGATAATGTCCGTTATCGGGATGACGGAACTGCCCCGACCGCAACGGTGGGCATGAGCCTGCAAACGGGAACCCAGAATTTCTTGTATGCTGGAAATATCTCGGCGCTTCAATTTATATCAACCACAGGAACGGCAACGCTCGATGTTTCGTATTACAAGTAAAGTATTCGCCTTATCGTTGCTGGCTTCGGCGGCTTATGCGCAACAGCCTGTTGCGAATTATTGGCAAACCGGCATGGTAAACAATCAGCCGGTTTGGACGCCTATATCAGGCGCCAATCCTCTTCCAGTGCAGATTACGGGAGGGGGCGGAGGGGGCGCGGGCAGCGTCCTTACCGCAGGTGGCCCAGGCGGCGCAGGATCGCAGCCCGGTGGCGGCGGCGGTGGTGGTGGCACCGGGTCAACGGCAGGCGGTTCAGGCGGTGCCGGTGGCGCGGGCGCGCTCGCTATCTTTGCATGTTGATCAATCTAAAAGGATTCCGTGGTGGACGGCACAACTGATGCGCAGAATTGGCTGCAATGGGCTCTCGGGGGCATGATTACCGGTTCCCTTGCCGCTCTTGGATATGTAAACCGCCGTATTTCCACCGTGGAAAAAAAAGCGGTTGAGGATGACGACAAAATTTGGGCCGCGCACGAAACGGAGCGCGCGAAGAACAGCGAGTTTCGCGAGCAGTTTACCGGCAAAGTCGCAGCGCTGCCAACCAAGGATGACCTGAACCAGATGGAGGGCCGGATCATGAACGCGATTAGGGGGCGCTCATGATCGCCGCATATCGCAGGTTTAACGAGTGGTTGGCCCTAAAGATCGTCAGCATCGTGGGCACCATGGAATGCAGCTACGCCTTTGCGGCTTTGGCTCTCGTCAGCCTGCCTGAAGCTATTCGCGGCGGCGTAGCGACGCTCGTGGCCTGGGTTGCCCAGACGTTCATCCAGCTCGTCCTGCTTTCCATCATCATGGTCGGTCAGGACTTGCAGCAACGGCGCCTGGATGAGCTCCACGACAAGCACGACCTGCTGCACGAAAAGCACGCCGCCGCCCTTGAGCTACACGAACAGCACGCCGCCGATCTCGCGGCAATTCACGCGAAAATTGAAGGAGTACAATAATGGCTTCCATTACCGCTCGCCTGCAAAAGTGGTTTTCCCAGCCGCAGGATATCGTAGGCCTCGCCACCTGGGCCGGTACGTTTGGTTCGCAGGCCGTCCAGTACGCCTTGCACCACAACACGTCTCTGCCGCTTTTGATTGGTGGTGGCGTGGCCGGGCTGATCGCCATCACGGTTCCGAACGGTGCCGCCGTGGGCGCTGATGCGGCAAAGCTGATCGTGGACGGTGCCAACGCCATTACGGCAAAGGATATCGCCGCAGCCCCCGCGATCCTGGCTGACGCCCAAAAGCTGGCCGAGGACGCGACCAAACCCGCGCCGAGCGCTTAGATATGATCGCCGCCGCATATCGCCGCGTGGTTTCGGCAATCTCTGCCCGCGCCATGCAGCTTGGCCTAGTCGAGGACGAGACATTTAATGTCCTCACCGGCGGCAATGCCGACCAGACGTTTAGCTTGCGCAATGCCGACGAGGCCAAAGCGGGCGTACCGGTGGCGTGCTGGATTTGCTGGAACCTATCATGGATGGTTCAGCGCGATCACTGCGCCCTGACGCTGCAGGACGGTGCGATCCCCTGGCCCAACGCCATCCGGGCGTTTTTCTGGATCAGCCTCGTGCTGTCCACCCCTTTTGATATCTGGCGCTGGCCATTGATTGCCACGCCGATCGTCGCCGCCGTGCTGGCGGTAGACTTGCTCGCCTATCATTTTTTCAAAGGAAAATCGTGATGAACCGCCGCTCTCTTCTTCGCGCTTCGGCGCTTGTCGTACCTGCCGCGCTTGTGGCTGGCTGCACCACTTCCACCGTCAACGGCGTGACCACCGTCACGCTCAATGTCGCCCAAGTCACCAACTGGGGCACGGCATTTCTGAACTGCGCCAAATTCGTCGCTGGTTTTTCCGGACTGCCCGCTGCCACTGTGACGCTGATTGATGGGGTCATTTCCACCACCGAGGCGGACCTGACCACGTTTGAAACCACCACCTCGGGCGTGGTTGAACTCAAGTTTGATAGCACCTCTGTGCCGGCCGCCGTGTCGAGCCTGCTGGCTGATGGCAAGACGCTGGTGGCTGACCTGTCCGCCATCGCGATGGACAAAACCGCGTCTTATTTCAGCGCCGCCACCAATTACCTCAACGCGGCCGAGACGATTCTGACCCTGTTCGAGGCGGCACTGGGCTCTGTTTCCGCGAAAGTTTCGCTGGCTGTTGGCGCAACGCCGATGACCGAGGCCCAGGCGCTGGCAACGTTTGGCGTGAAATAATGGCAAAGCTAGGTTGCATCATCCGGCCTGAGGTTGCAGACGCGCACGCCGCCCTCGTGGGCGATGCGCTTCTGCGCCTGCCAGCGTGGACCGGCGGCCCTGTGCCGCTTTATGTCGGGAATAATATAAAGGTTGGCACCTGCGCCATAGTGGCCGCCATAAACCGGGTGCTTGAAGAGCATTGGCGAAAAACAGGCGAAATCCTGGTTGTGCCTGAGGACCTGGACCTTGTGATCTATGCTGCGGTCACGGGGTACGACGCAAGCCAGACCGACGCGAATGGGTACAATCCTACAGATCAGGGAACGGACCCGGAGGCTTTGTTTGCGTGGTGGGAACAGAACGCCATCCTCGGATACAAGCTCAAAAGCGCGACCGCCATCAACCCGGCCAACATCAACGGCTTGAAAAATGCTGTGGTTGGGGGCGGGGCGTATATCTGCTTCTGGCTGGCCGACAATCAAATCGGTGCCGCCGAATGGCACCCCGAAACCCCAAACAAGGCTAACGGGCATGCGGTGTTTTTCCCCGGCTACATCGCGTCCCTCATGAAGGGGATTTCCTGGGGCCTGGATGAAGCAGCCGACGACGCGATGATCGAAGCGCAGGGCGGCGCGGCATGGGCGCTCCAGCTCGTAGCAGCCTAATGCGCGCTACCCTGCTCCTGCTGCTTCTCTCGGGTTGCTCTGGCGTATCGCACGTCTGCGATACCCAGGGCACCTGCCTGGAAACATGGCGCAGCGTGACGGCGGTCTCATCGGTCACAGTGTCGCAGCTTCGCGGGCCGGATGGGAAGCCTGTGGGTGGCGATAAAGTCTCCGCGACAGGCGGCGGTGTTGTTTCTTATTTTGATCCTTTCGCTTCGGACGTCGAAACAACGGCAACCGAAGCGAAGGCTGTAGGGGTTTGGTAATGTATCCTTGGCTCAATGATCCGCAGCAGGTCGTGGCGCGCACTGTATGGGGCGAAAATCGCGGGGGCGGTTATATCGGCATGCAATCCGTTGCGAACGTGATTATGAACCGCGCCAAGCGCGGCGGTTGGTGGGGCGCGACACCGATGGCCGTGTGCCTGCATCCCTGGCAGTTCTCCACGTGGAATCCCATGATTGTGCACCAGACGCCGGACAGCAACTATCTGGCGACGGTATCCGTGACCGACGAAAACATCCTTTTCGAGTACGCGCTGCAAATTGCACAGTTGGCGATTGCGGGGGCGCTTCCTGATCTGACCGAGGGCGCGGACAGCTATTACGCGTTGAGCCTGGATGCGGCGCCTGCATGGGCGAAAAACGCCGTCCACACGATGGATATAGCCGGGCAGAGCTTTTACAAAACTGTGATGTGATTGGAGCATCTCATGAAAAAACTACTCCTCTTCCTGGCGATCCTGTTTTCACCACTCGCGGCTCACGCGACGTGCAGCGGGATCGTCACCAACCATAACAACTCTTTTCCGGAATTGTAGGGCTACAACCCGACCATTTACAGCGGCGCGCCTGGGTATTCCCCGGTTACGATTGACGGAAGCTGTAATCTCAACGTCAATGTTGCCAGCGGCACGGTTACCGTTTCACCGTCCCTCGCCGCAACAAGCACGGCCGCCTCAGGAACCACCAGCGCAACGCCGGGCACATGGACGGTTGCAATTGCGGCATCGTCTACGCGCCTGGGCTGCACGGTCCAAAATCAGGGCACCGTGACTCTGTATATTGCCAGCGGATCTACAACGCCTTCAGCAGGGTTCGCGCTTGCGCCGGGGCAGTCTTATAACTGCATCGACCAGCAGGCCGTTTATGTTGAGAGCGCCACGGCGTCTCAGACTTATTTTGGAAAGGCATGGTAATGCGCAAAATCATTTTATGTGCTGCGTCTGCGCTATTCCCGGTATTTGCGCATGCGCAGGCTCTGAGCAACAACGGGGCAATCGGCCCGGCTCCGCAAACCCCTGCATATATCCAGGTATTTACTAGTTCCGGTACGGGCACGCTTCCCGCTTATTGCACTGCGCTCGATCTCACGATTGTAGGTGGAGGCCAGAGCGGAGCGCCAGGCGGAACGATTGCCAGTGGGCAAAGTGGTTCTGGCGGTGGGGGCGGCGGTTCCGGGACTGGCGGCGGCGGTGCAGGCGGTGCCGGTGGTAACGGTTACGCGGTGGTGGAGTGCAACTGATGCGCAAAATATTTCTGTTTTTCTTTCTACTCCCAGCGGCGGCTTGGGCCGATCCCGGGAAATATGCGGTCGAATGTACGTCTGCATGTGTGGCTCAGGATCAGTCCACCCAACCGGCCGGCACGATCATTAATGTGATCGAGGCGTCCGCCGGGTTCGTGCCCACGGATTTTGCGGGCAATACCGATGACGTTGAGATTGTCCCGTATGCCGGGCAGACAATCTACAATCCGCCAACTCAGTGACCGCCGAAATCATCCACCTCTCTGACCGCCGCGCCATCCGGCACCGCGAAACCTGGGCGCTCGTGTGGGTCTGGGTCCCGTGGTGTTGGGTGCCGGTTTTGGTTTGGGTGCGGGCGTGACGGCCGTCCAGCCAATCACGTGGCACATGGTGGCGCTACAGCCCGGGACGTGCCTGTGGGTGCTTCTGGGTCTGGCGTTTGTGGTGCTGGTGCTGCTGGTGGATGAGCCGGAGCGTTAAAACAATTGAGGTCGCTTATTTCTTGATCGGGTTTTGATTGCTCAAAAATGAGATTGGTTGCAGGGAGATGTGGGGGGGGGTAGCCGTATCGAACGGCCTCTTGGTCATTCTCGGCCATCTTCTCATCCAGAGGTGGTTTACCGCGCGGGAATCGAACCCGCCCTATGATGTAAGTTTGCCCCAAGCGCATTCCACGCTTCCCCCAAATTGGTTGCAGGGGGCGGATTTGAACCGCCGACCTTCAGGTTATGAGCCTGACGAGCTACCGGACTGCTCCACCCTACGCCAATTGCGAGGCCGGTCGCTACTCCGGCTATTTGACTGCGTGTCTTTTCTGGTGGCAGCCCCCATGCGGTAAGCCCAAAGCCAGACAGCATTCCACGCCGCTCGCTCCTTCTTATACCCGCCGGGCGCGGCGTCGGCAAGAACGAAAGGTGATTCTGTGCCGCGATTCTGCGCCCCAAAATGTACCCCGGCTTACCTCATGTTCTCCTTCTGTCCGCGCTTGATGCGTTTATTTTTATCCTAAAAATACAAGGGAAACCTTGGGGAAATTGGCAAATCTGGTTTTTCGCCTTCGGTTTACAAAACCGCTGCACTACCACTGTGCTAACCCGGCATTAACACCTTGATCTATATGGCTTTTTTAATATCCGCAAGAGCCTCTGATTTCCCCGCCTGTGCCCCCGATTGAGCCCCGGCGTGTTCTTCGGCCTCTAGATACCCCAGATAGATTTCAGTCGTCCGCACCGAGGTGTGACCCAGGTGCTTGGAGAGGGTGTATATATCGCCTCCGGCCCGAAGCCAACGTATGGCAAACAAATGCCTGAGATCATGGACCCGAAACCGCCGGAAGGGCTTTTTCTCTTTCTTGGCCTTGGCCGCGATCCTACGGCACAGACCGCCAAAGGCGCTGGAAAAATTCTTGTACGATTCCTTGTGGTTGGTAGGGAAAAGCTCCCCCTTTTCCGGGGCGCAAGCCAGAATCGGCTCCGCATCGCCGCCGGGCGTCTTCCATTTCAGGGTACGCGGCTTGCTGGTTTTTGTCCGCGTTAGGGTAATGATCTGCCGGGTACGGTCCAGATCCTCCGCCTCCAGTTTAACGGCCTCTTGCGCCCGCATGCCGGTAGCGACCAACAGACGCAGGGTCTGGGCCATCGCGTGCGTGGCTTCTTCCAGCACCATATCAAAAGCCTCTTGGGTCGGAGGCGTTATCGGGTCGCGCCGCTCCCGCAGCACGGCGCTTCGGTCATAGGTTCTGGCCGGATTGGCGGCAATCCAGCCCCAAGCCTGGCAAGCGGCGAGGAGGCGGGAAAGGGCGGTCAGGTCGCGGCGGATCGTGGCGTTGCTGACCTTTCCGGCTCGGCTGCTGACGAATTCGGCTACCTTGGCCCCGTCGATCTGCTCAATCTTGAGGCTTCCCATGATTACCTCGAGGTTCTGGATGCTGCTTTTATAGCGCCGCGCCACGGCGGGCTTTACCGCCTGCGGAAGCACTTCTGCGGTCCATTTTACCACAGCCTCATACCAGGAATGGCCGTCAATAGGGCCAAAACCCTGGCGTTCTAACTTAAGGCGCCATGCCTTGAGGCGCTTTTTGGCTTCCCTCTTATCGCCAGTTCGTAGGCTTCTCTTATACTCTCGTCCGGCAAGACGGATACGTCCCCAGAGTACCTTGCCGCGCGGGTAGATATATCCGTCTTCTGACACGCCTGAGCCTCCTTAGCGCGCACCCAAGCACGAATTTTCACCGGATCAAAGGACCATTTTCGCCGGCCAATCCGGGCCGCGCTGGGAATTTCGCCGCGGGCTGCCATTTCCTGGATCGTCCGCAGGGCCAGGCCCGTGATCCGACAGACCTCTTCTGTGCCGATACGCTCGCTCATCCCGCCCTCCTCGCCCTGCTATCCCACTTGATTAACCAATGCGGCACGCCTGCCGCGATCTCCTCGCGGCCAGCAGCGGCGCTCATTGGCTCGACGGCGATGCGCCAGGTCGCCACACCCAGGGCCGCGAGGCCCTTGGCCCGGCGTACCGACAGCACGCGATAGGCGCGGCGGGTGCGTGGGCCGTTGCCCATGATGATGTGCCCCGGAGATGGTGCGCCGCGGGCTGGAGGACAGCGGTAGCGGATGGTTGGGGCGCGGGTCATCCGAACAGATCCCCCACGGCCGACTTGGTCCGAGCGCGTTCCGCAATCCCGGCCCGGCGCTTTGCCGCGTCGTACATATTATGACACCGCTGACAAAGCGCCTTGAGGTTGGATGGATCGCAGTTCTCAGGCATGTGATCCAGGTGCGCGACCGTGAGAACGATCTTCACGATGCGCAGGTTTTTACTTTCGCCGTCGCGGCTGCACCACGACCATTCACCTGGCTTTGGCCAATCGAGCCCCAGACCATTTGTGCCCTTCGGTTGCGCTTTGCACCAACGTCCGTCTATGTCCCTGCCGCCAAGTTCATAGTTTGGCACGCCGCAGTCCTCGCAGCGATTTTCCGCGCGCGCTCGTATTGAGCGTGAGATCTCCGGCCAATCTTTTGGATAGCGATTTTTGTTTTCGGCGCGGATCGGCATCATCCCGCCTCCTTCTGCGTGAGGGCGGCGCGGGTTTCGGTAAGGAAATAGTCAGCCATTTCCCCGCAAGCCTGTTTTGGTCCTAGACCCATCAGCGCATTATGCAGCCGGTCAAATCCGTTCTCTGCCACTGTCAACGCTTCCCGCAACCGCTCATTCTCACCCTCAAGCTTTAGAATATGTACATTGCGTGCATCTGAATTTCTTTGCGCAGCGGCTATGTATGAATTAGTGGAACGCCGGTTCTTTTCCAAATCATTCCGCAACCGCTCGACCTCAGCCCGCAGCGCGGCGAGTTCGTCCGGCGCATCGGTCTTTGATTGCCACTTAATTACCTGACGAAGCCACGCAATGCTTTCCCGCATGCGCCGCGTTACGCGATCCAATTGCAGGTTAGCGTGATCTTCAAAATACCGTGCAATTTCATGGCCAATGGGGCGACCGTTAATCAGAAATGTTTCATACGTCTCCCCAAAGGAGATCTTCTCGTTCTCGGTTAAAGGCTCCACTTGTAGTGTCGCATCGGCGGGGAGAAGGGCGCGGATGGCACGAGTAGTTTCTTCTTGATTTAAATAGATTTCGTCATCTGCAATAATGTACGCGCATTCCGCTAAGCGCCCTACCGCCTCCTCCACCCCCGCGCGAAAGCCGGTGGCGCGGGCCTGGGCGATTATGGTGTCTATGTTCGATGGGGTGGTCATGGCGTAATCCTCACAGTTATGCCCAGCGGACTTGCGCACAGAATTTGTGTAGCCTTCTTTCCTGCTGCGAACAGCACGGCTCCATCGCCAGGACTGTTGCCAATGCTTCCATCCGGTCTCACGAATTTTGTTTTGCCTTTCGGGAACAGCATGACATCGGCTTTCGGCGCCCATTCATGGAACCAGCCAGCGGAAGTGCGAGCAAACACTAGCGCAATACCATTCCCGTGATCGAAGAACCGGCGAAGCCAGGGCACAACGCCATTGCGCTTGCCAAAAGGTGGGTTCATCCACACGAAACCATCCCATGGGGCGGTGAGACCATCCATACTTGCGGTAAGAAAGCGATCACATGGTACAGAGAGAAACGCGCGTCCTTCATCTGGCTGGCAAGGATCAAGATCAAATCGGCAATTTAAGCCATCGAAGATTTCGGATGGCGTGAACCACTCATCGCTTTCGCCAACACTCTTCCTGTGCTGCTTAACCATCACTCCACCTCTCCCTCAACTTCCTGAATTCGCGGCGGCACGATGTAGGCGGTCATTGTTTTTCGTTGTGATGTGTAATCAGCAACCTCCATCCTGTAGACAGAGTCAATCATGTCTTCCACGCTCGCGCCCGACCATCCATTCGCGCACCAATTTCCTCTTTCATCAATTAGAATCGGAAGCTCAATCTTCACGGCACCTTCGGGCGGCGAGGGTTTGGCTGGCGCCATCAGCGTGTTCCATTTAGTGCCGTCTGGGTCGTGTAGCGGCCCTATAGTTTTGCATTCCTCATTATTACATGAAACATACCATGCTTTGTGTAAGCTGCTATATTTGAATTCAGCCTCACTCCCGCAGCAGCGGCATTTCGCGATGGTGGTCATGCGGCCACCTGCAAATCCAAGAGGTGGAAATAAAGCCGCGCGCAGGCCCGAACATCAACAAGCGCATTGTGTGCGCCTTCCAGCTTCTCACCGAAGAAGTGTTCAATGCACTCTTCAAGCTTCGGCTGCTTCGGTCCCCGGAACCCAGCGGCAAGCATTCGATCCGTTGGCGGCAGGTTCACGATGGGTTGCGAGGCTTTCATCGTGCAGAAGTTCTTTCCGGATTCGCTGGCCTCGATCTCTTCCCGCGTCATGGCCAGATGGCGCAGCATAGCGATACGCATAATTCGGCGGTCAAATCCGGAATTGTGCGCGACCTCAACCGTCGCCTGTGCGCGCAGATCAAGAAAGAGATCGGCGACGACGCGCTCGTCAACTCCGCACGATTCCGCAATCTCGTTCGTGATCCCATGGATCGCCGCAACTTCATCCGGGATAGTCCAGCCGTCCGGCTTCACGATCAGATCAATGCTGGCCCGCTCGATGCACGTTACCGGGTCAACCAGGATTGCGGCGAACTGCACGATGTGAGGTTGATGAGGTGCGTCGCTGGGAGATTTGAAATCGACAAGGCCCGTGGTCTCTGTGTCATATACTAAAATCATGACGGGATACTTTCGATCTTCTGGGTTTGAGGAATAAATGCGGGCTCGAACGATTTCATGAACCACGCGCGCATTTGAGAAATCTGGCGCTTCCAATCTACAGGAAGATTATGTTCGCGACGCTCCAATTCGGGCACCATTGCGCGCAAAGCGTCAGCTAGATATTCCGATGTATAGCGCGGGCCAAAATGGTAAAGACGAACCTCTCCCACGCGCGCTTCGTCTGGCATGAAATTGTTCCAGATCATGCGCACCGTATAAAAGAGGTGTCGATCAACCATGTCCTTCACCGCTATCTCCGGCTCGGCACGCGGTTTCCACTGAAAAGTATTGGCAACTTCTTTGGTGTCTAAAGTGACAAGAGCCATGTTTATGCATCCAGCATGATGTGAACGAAACCGCTACGCTCGGCGCAGCAGGCACGCTCTGATGAGCCGCTAAGGTCGGGGTCGCCTTCGCGGCGGATCCGCCAGCCGTGTGTCGTGCCGCAAGGATATTGCGCCTCCGCAAAGCTGACGGCTTGCTCATCACTCCATTCAGCGGGCACGCACACCTGCATGTCGAGGAAGCCATATTTTGTGACTTGAGCGTTCATGCCGCGTTCTCGATTTCGTCACGAATGATCTCGCGGATTTTGTCTTCCAGCGTCGGCTCAGGTGCGGGCGACGGCGCATCCTCTGGCACGATCTTGCCGCCGATAAGAGACAGTTCATCGCAGCACTTCCGGCACCATATCTTGTCCTTTGACCGGTCAAGCCACGAATTCAAGAAAGTATTGCGGAAGCGTGTATCGACATTCTCAACCACGACACCGACGTGCCACATCTGGTTGCTGCTTGGATTCTCGGCGCCGCAGCGGTCGCATTTGTAAATCGTGATGACGGCCATCAGAAGTGTCCCTCCTCTTCATCGAAGGGTGCCGGGTTAGAGGGCTCCGGAGCGGGAAGGGCGGCGATGGGTACGATACTCAGGATCGACGCCGGAAGCTGCCACGTGCTTTTCGGCGCTTTGCGCCAGGCGACCTCCGGACTGCATGGGGTAATGCGGTAGATCGAGCCACCGCCCTGCAAAATGGCAGGCAATATGGATCCGTTGAAAAGCGGTTCGATCTGCATCATCTTGGTGCCGAAGCATTCAATTTCAGAGATGCGGCCAACGAGTGTCGTGTGGCCAAGCAACTCGACAATGGCATAGTTGCCTTCGGGCAGTTCATCAGCGGTCATTTATGCAGCCTCCTTCACGCCGTGCTCAGCCCGGCCAGCCTCAATCCACACGCTTTCACCAATCCCGGCCTTGGCCAGATCAGGCATGTCCTCGCGCTTCAGGAGCGTCATCCCGATCACCGCCTGGATGCCCTGGGCCCGAACCGCTGCGAACAGCCCGTTGCGCCCGGCCTTATCGAGAATGTCAGCCCCGTCGATCACTACGGTCTCGGCGACCTCACGCTGCGCCACCGCGAGCTGCAGCGTGACGCGGGCCCGGTACTGCTCTCCGGCGCTGCACAGGCTCACCGGCCTGCCGCCGTAGGTGACGGCCATATCGGCATCGACATGCACCGGCTTCCACCCGGCGGAGCGGCACACCGCCACCAATTCGCCGTTGAACTCGCCCAGGGCCTCGGCCAGCTTGGTCTGGCGCAGCCCGGTCTTGTCCAGCAGATCGACGATGATGGCGGCGTGCCCGATCTTGGCGGCCAGGGCGCTGGCATCGATCACGCGGCGCCGCATGTCGGCAACGGCCTGGGACCGAGCCAGTTCAGCGCGGGCGGCGTCAATGGCAGCGGTGTTGTCCGAGGCCTCGCCCCCGGCAGCTTCCAGCCGGGCCTTGGCGTACTGCGCGGCGCTCAACTTGGCCTCGGCGGCATCCAGATAGCGCTGCGCCAGAGCCGCGGCTTCCTTGGCCTTGCGTGCGGCTTCGGCGGCAAGGTCCCAGTGCTGGGCGGCTTCCAGCAGGTCGTTATGGTCATCCTTGCCAGCCGCCACCAACGCGCCATCCCTGAGCCGGACTGCAGCGGAACAGCATGGGCACGCCAGCGGCTCCGCGCCGGGCTGCGGGCGGGCGCCTAGGGCTTCCAGCGCCTTTGCGGCCTCAAGCTCCCGGTCCAGCTGCGCATCACGGTCTGCCCGCGCTTCGGTTACGGCATCGCGCCGCTTGCCGATCTCATCCGCCTCGGCCTGCCAGGCATCAATCTGCGCCTGGGTCGCGCCCTGGTCGCGCTGCGCTTCCTGCAGGGCGTTCTCGGCCCGAGCGATAGCGTCGGCGCAATCCTCGGCGGTCAGCACCTCCATGCCAGGCTTCCAGTCTTTGGGACGCCAGCCTTCGGCCTTAGCTTTCCCGTAGCGCTCGCCGGTCGTCTGTTCCCAGCGGCCTTTGATCTTGGCACCGCCCTCCTTGAAATAGGCGTGCGCGGCGTCCCAGCCCTTGGGCAGTTGCTTCACCGCCTCGTCGATCACGTCCGCTGGGAGGGCTTGCTCCACCAGCGCGGCACGTAGATCGTCCGCCGTGGGCGTGGCGCCGATCAGGTTAATCAGCGTCTCGGCGCGCTCGGCAGGCTTGATGGCGGCGAGATCGATCAACCCGGCCGCGACCGGGGAGATATCCTTCCAGATGCCGGTGGTGGAGCGCTCGGCGGCTGGCCACGTCACGGATGCGGTGCCGACGCCGGTTTCAAGCTCGACCGCAGCCAGGTCGGCCCCGTCGCGCACCAGCAGGCCTGCGGCCTTTTTGGTCAGCCCCTCGGGCAGCAGCGCGCCAGATGCAGCGGCGGCGACGGCCATGCAGGCAGAAGATTTGCCCGCCCCGTTGGACCCGGCCAGGAGCAGCAGAGGGGCGGCGCTGGCGCGCAGGTCCGCGAGGCCCCTGAAATTTGAAACGGAAATCTTCATGAGAACAGCTCCTGCGGGCCGTTGGCGACGTAGGCCGGGACTTCATCGGCCGGCTGCGCTTCGGTGGGGATGGTGACGCCTGGCGCTTTGTCCTGTTCGATGGCAGTCGGCTCGGCCTGGATTTCTTCGGCTTCATCCTCGGCACCAATGGTAAATTCGCCCTCGATGACTGCGCCCAGGCCTTGCGTCTCGTTCCGGTCCGCCCGCTCATCCAGCGCCGCGGCGTTGGCAAGTTCAATGCTCATCGGCAGGTATTTGCACAGACGCCGGATGACGGTCTTGCGCCCCATCTCTTCGTAATTGGTGGCCCAAGGGGTGTTGGGTCGCTCGCCCTGCTTGGCGTAGCGCATGGCGGTGCGGTATCCCTGGGAACCGTCGCGGATCTGGTTCACCTCGCTGGCCGCCATGAATTCAAGCTGCGTGCCGCCATCCTTGAGCTTAGCCACGGCGTAAAATCCGACGATCTTGCCGCGCTCGCCGTCCAGTTTCGGCTTGTGCATAATACTCTCGTCAGTCCCGAACGATACCTCGAACGGATCATTCTCAAAAACCGGATGAGAGCTAATGCTCACGATCTCGCCGGAGCGGCGCGCAAGGTCGATCAGGCCCTTATATCCGACGACGATCTGAACCTCCGTAATGCCCTTCTTCTTGTTCTCGAAGGGGATCAGGTAGATATGGCCCTGCGGTGTGTTCGGCTCCAGGCCGAGCTGGGCGCACGTCACCACGGCACCGAACAGCGATGATAGCGTGCATTGCATCAGCTTCGGCGTGGTACGCAGGGCACGCAATGCAATCTTCATCATTCGATCCGGCGTCATATGCTGCGGTAGGACTGCCTTGATGGCGTCCTTGTTGGCCTCAAAGAAATCAGAGACCAGGGTGCCGCCAGCGTCTTTGGCGACTAAAGCGCCAGCCTTTTTAATCTCAGCCAGTTTGCCCGGCTCTACCAGCTTGGGGCGTTGTGTGGTGGTCGAGCTCATTCGTCGATTTCCTTCTTATGTTCAGTGCAGAATTGCGTGCCATGCGCCGGGCACCATTTCGCCGAGCAAAGCATGCTGCTTGGGTTGCTTGCGAAAGCCCAGGCATCACCGGGCAAGATGCCGGTTGTCTCATCGCCCTCACGGAATACCTTAAGATCGCCGTGGATATGCCGCAGCACGTTGACAGCGGCATTCTCGGCCTGGGCCAGCGCATAAGGCGTCGTTACCGGCTCCGGCTGCGGCTTGCTTACCGGAACGCGCTGGATGAATTTTACCGCCGCCTCGTTCACCGGCAGACCGTGGCTTTTCGAGAGCAGGCTGTAAGCGCCGATCTGCGGGGCGTGCATGGACTGGCGCTTACCTGTCTTCAAATCTAGCAACCGCCCAGGCTCGCGGGCCAGAACGTCGCTCTGTCCGGTCAGCACGAGCCCGAATCCCGTGTCGGCTTCCATGCGCTCTTCCACGATCACCGGCTCAGTCTCCGGCACCACGGCGCGCTGGAAGGTATCGACCATGCGCACAATCTGCATTTCGGCCGCGTTGCCGGTGGGCGTTTCGCGGTCAAACATCATGCCTTCCTCGGCAATCGTCCGGTATTCCTCCACCGCGCAATCCGTGGCGGCGCTCAGCGGGGCCGGGCTGCCGCGCTCCATCTTTTCACGCAGCGTCATGGCCGCCGCTGCATGCACGGCCGTACCGATGGTCGCGCCGATATTGCGGGCGGTCTCGCGCAAGTCGTACCCGGCAGCGAGGATTTCAGCCTTGAACAGCTTGGCGGCGGCGCGGCGCGGGCAGTCGGAGTAAGAAGATAATGCAGACGCTCGAATTTTCGTTTCAATCATAACAATACCTCGCGACGGGATCCTTTTTTCAAGTTATCAACGGCCCACATCGGCCTTAAATTACTCAAAGCCCAGCAGGCTCGTAATTCAGGATCATCGAATCCCTTAATATTAAAAGAGGACACGGGACGAATGTGATCTATGTGGATCATCCCCTCTCTAAATTTCCTCCACGTCATTCCTTTTTTGAATTGACGCTCAATGTGCTTCTCAAGGTCATTGGGGGTGTAACCAAGAATGTGAAAAATCCGACGCCTATTTTTCCCATCACGAAGCAGGGAATTAATGGCGCGAGAGACCCTATTATGGATCGTACCCCCTACAGTAGCCCGACGCTTGGCGGTTTGTTTTCTCGCCTGTTCTCGGCGCTTTTCACGGTTCGTTTTTGCCCACGCCTTATATTTTTCAGTCATGCGATAAAGACGTTGAGCTTCTCGTTTGCGCTCCTTAATATCTGAACGTGCGCTGTAAGCCTTTTCATAGGCTTTTCGCTTTTCTAAATTTTCAGGCTTTTGGCGCCAAGCTTTAGATGCGGCCCTTTGTTTTTCTTGCACAACCTCTATAGGCGCGCCCTTGGGCCCCTTTCCCTTCCTATTCGCAGAGAGCTTTGCGCGCTGTTCGGGTGTCCAGTTTTGGTTGCGCTTTTTGGCCTGCTCGGAGAGTTGCTTCCTACGCTCTGGCTTATTAGCGGACGCAACCCGAGATGCGTGTTGCATTTCTTTGTAAGCGGGATCAGACCAAAGGATTTTCATCCTCTCCGACCTAGACAAAGCGCTGGCTCGGACAAACGCAGGATCGCTCACCGCACCACCTCCGCCGCCGCAATTGCAAGCCGCTCATTGTGACGCCGGGCGGCGCTGTGAGTCTTGGCGATCTCCGCCGGCAGCTTATGCGTGTAGCCCTCCAGGTACAGCCAGTCGCCCACGCTGGTCAGCGTCTCCGGCAACGGGTGCGTGTAGCCCCGCAGGTCCAGCCCGCCGCCCACGCTGGTCAGCGTCTCCGGCAACGGGTGCGTGTAGCCCCGCAGGTCCAGCCCGCCGCCCACGCTGGTCAGCGTCTCCGGCAACGGGTGCGTGTAGCCCCGCAGGTCCAGCCAGCCGCCCACGCTGGTCAGCGTCTCCGGCAGCGGGTGCGTGTAGCCCTCCAGGTACAGCCAGCCGCCCACGCTGGTCAGCGTCTCCGGCAGCGGGTGCGTGTAGCCCTCCAGGTACAGCCAGTCGCCCACGCTGGTCAGCGTCTCCGGCAACGGGTGCGTGTAGCCCCGCAGGTCCAGCCAGCCGCCCACGCTGGTCAGCGTCTCCGGCAACGGGTGCGTGTAGCCCCGCAGGTCCAGCCCGCCGCCCACGCTGGTCAGCGTCTCCGGCAGCTTAATCTGATGAGATATGAGGTTACTCAACAGCCAGTCAGCGTCATCGTTTCTGTCGCGCCGCGCGCAGGCTTGCAGAGTCTCCTTAATGGTTGCGGAATCCGACTTAAACTCGGAAAGAAAAAACCGAAGGCCGGATTTGCACGCTTGCCACTCGCTAAGAAGCTTGCTGGTGATAAGAAATTCAGAGGAAGCGGGTGTATCCACAGATAAAACATCCATGATGAAACTCCAAAAAAATGATTTGCGGGAAATCAGAACTGGCCGTAGCGCGCGGGCGTAACGACGGCCCTGCGATTACTGCGCGGCGTGCGCCAGATATTCACCCAGGCCCGCATGACGCCGACTGGCACGGCGTACGCAGCGGAAACAATCAGCACGTACCAGACAAAGCAAAGGACCGGATGTGCGTTCAGGTAGTTGAAAAAGGGTTCCATCCCAAAATCTCCAGGCCACAGCACAGCAGGGCCAGATACGTGAAAAGAAAACATGCGTCGTTCAGGACGCGCACAGCCGGTTCGCCTCAAGCTGGCGCCTCATGTCCCATAGAGTGCAAAAATGCTCGCGCCATTCCGTAATCTCCCGGCGCCAAGCAGCGCGGCGAACACGAAGCGGATAGCGCTTGAGGTGCGCCATGATCTCGCGGCGCAGATCGGCCCACGTCTCCGGGTCATTGGCGTGCAATTGGATGCGGTGATCCAGCGCGATCAGTTCCTCGTAGCGCTCATCGGCATAACTGTTCACCAGCGCGGCGATTTCGGTTTCCCAGAGCGCGGGCATTATGCGGGCTCCCCATACTGGCAAATCTCACGTGACGGCTTCGCGGTAGGGTCCAAAATCAGCGCCCGCAGTTCGTCGCGGACCCGTTCCCATGCAGCCCGGCGCCGATAAGTTCTAGCCCGGTCATCCGCCGCTTCCTCGTCGTCCAGGATCGGAAACCGCCTGCGGTAGGCGTCATATTCTGGCAGCGCCATGGGGGCTTCTGACAGATGGTATTCGAGCAGTTCCCACAGCGTGTTGCGGGCGCGGTCGATGTTTCCGAGCCGGGCTTGCCTGCCGGCGTCAATGATATCTTCTTCATAGCGCGTGATCTGGCGAGGTTCTTGCGGCGCCTCGCCGAAATATACGCGCTCTGCGTAGGTTGAGTGTCCCATCACACGCCCTCCGGCCGGGCCAGCGTCTGCATCGCAAAAGCCTGGATGCGGCGACCATGGCCCCAGAACACCGCTTCGGCGTCACCGTCCTCGGCGCAGATCGTCACGCGATCCTGCTGGGCGATAAGTTCCGCAGCGTCGGCGAAAAAACCTGGATCCAGCGTCTCAGCCAGGGATCCGTTTTGCCGGTAATGCCAATGCGTGAAGCCGCTGGCGTACATCAGTACGGACAGATTGCGGTGTAAAAACGGCCCTTGTGGCCAGGCCTGCGTCAGGGCAGGACGAGAGATATTGGCGGGCTTGTTCATGGTTTAGCCCTCCGCAGCGGCAGGCTGTTCACCCGCCGCTGCGTTGGCTACTGTTTCGGTGTCCAAACCAGAAACAGGAGTTGTGTTATGAGCGATGCTACCCGCGAAGCGGTCATCTATCAGGTTGTGAAGGATATCGCATTGGCCGAGGGAAAGCACTTCGGCCCCACAAACGCTAATGTCACCAGAGAATATCTCTTGCGACTCATCGTTGAGGTTGCTTCTGCTTTTAATGAGAGGATCAGGAAGGACCGCCCCCTCCAACACGAATAATTCAAAAGTGCGTGCACTGGACGTGATTTCCGGTGCACGCGACGGCAAAGAATACATCGAGTGTAGCGCTGTCGCCTGCTCTACCGCCCAAATGCGAACGGCTTGCTCAACGGTAAGGTCTCGGTGGTTCATGGCGTCCTTTCATGAGGCGGGGCCTCGGGTGTGAGAGGATAATGGGGTAAATATCCCGCTTCGTCAACACAAAAAGAGGGAAATAAACCGCATTTTATTTCCACCCCACCCGCGCTCGCGTTATTCGTGCCCCTGCCGGTGGGCGGCGGACACGAAAAAACCCCGCCGAAGCGGGGTTGAGAGGCGCTATGCTGAAAGACCTACAGCATCGCTTGAAATGGTGGAGCGCCCGAGACTGGGGGCTAAGAGATATACTGAGGCCTAGAAGGCGACGGTGAGGGCGCGAGTGCGGCTTTAAAACCAGCGAAGCCTATGGACCATTACCGGGTCGCCGATCTGCGCCTCATCCAGCCGCCGCTTCCCGTTCAGCCAGGTTGCGGGGTGGGGCTGGAAGCGTTCCCGGAGAGGGCAAAAGCTATCGGTGACCGTTCCCATTATGGACACGCGCCTGTTTTACCAAAATCCACCACCAATGTGCCGCTAGTATATCGGAGATCGTAGTATCTATTCCGTTTAAGTAGATCGAATTTACAAATTATCCCTGGATCCTTAGGGCCGGATCCGCTGGGCAGCGTTACGTCATGGTGGTCCATGACGAGGAAGGGGTTGTCTGACCAGCTTTCAAAATACGGAAAAACAAGCTGTCCAACCAGAGGCAGCGCGATTTCCGCGCTTTGGGCCGCTTTATCAATAGGAATAAATGAAACGAAATAGTAATTTTTGATCGGATGATCTTGGGAAACGCTGAAAATGTCATCAGCAAGGTTGTTGGCAATATCATTCTCATACAGAGCTTGGCTTCTGGCAGCCGCGGCATAAATTGCTGTGATCTGGATGGTATAAAAGAGACTAATCGCTCCCAAAATGACGACAATGCGCCCGGACAATTTGACGCCTCCACGAAAAATAAAGGCGCCGTAAAGAGCCGGGATAAACCCCAAGGAGAGCAGCACTCTGACCATAAAAACAGGAGATTTCAGAACGCAAAGCGGGGCGATTGCTAGTGCTGGGATCGCCAAAAGAAGAAGAATAGCCCCAATCACTCTAGCGGTACCCGTGCCAGATGTAATGATCGCCACCATTGCGCTAAGGCCGAGCACAATCCCCGTGAATTTCATAGCCCAAAACAGGCCGCCTCCGGTGCCTTGCGAAATGACGTCCAGAAACCGATCAAAGTTGCTGGCCGTGACCAATGCCCAGTTCCCAGAGAAGTTTAGAGCGCTATGTGCGGCTGCATATTCGTCGGGGCTTGCGATGGCGTGTTTGATAAGCAAAAACGCCAAGGCGCCAAATGCAATTTGCCCCACCCGAACGACAAGTCTTTGTATGATATTTTGTGCAGAATCGCTTGACATTAGCCCAAAAACGATTTCTGCGGCGCAAAGCATAAAAAATATTGAGATAGAAGCCTGATAAGTAAGCAAGGAGGCGGCCACAGCGACAGCGCCTCCAGCGAGCGATATGCCGAACGCTCCCGTCAAAAAGGGCGCCGCGGCCAAACCGACTGAAAGGCACATAAAAACGGAATCAAAGTGATAAGATAGATTTTGGAGAAGAAACGGGTTCCCGCTAATAAAGAGAGCGCAAACCGTTCCAAGCCAAGGCGCGCCCGGCAGGTATTGACGACTGAACGCAATTTCTGTGGCGCTAAGAGCTATTGCGCCAAGTATCTGCGGCACAGGGAAAGAATCGGCGATATGCCTACCGCCAGAAAGAATAAAAAATATCAAAGACGCGAGAGGGCGGCTATCTGCTGCCCATGCAGCATAGCCATCAATCGCACGGCGCATATCATCAATATAATATCTGCCGGCGCTCACGACCAGAAAAGCTAAGCATAGATTAAATATTACAATGACCCATTCTGACTTGGAGAGAGATAGCCAATTCGGCATCTCGCTACCGCTAGAAACCGCTGTAATTTGGGTCACATTCATTTCCGCACACCATTCGTCTCGTTGTAGGAAAGAAATTACGTAGCGGTAATTGCAATGTCGAGGGAGGCAAGGAAGATATTACCTTCGCAGGTTGGATTTTTCATCGAACATGAACCAGCAACCTATTGATTGGTCAAAATAATGTAACAATAACAGGCCGTTTAATAGGCTTAAATTCCTAGTTGACTCGCAAAGCTGAATTGTTGTTTGCTCCGGAAAGGAGAACAATAGGAGAACAAAGAAATGACGAAAGAGGCGTCTTCATGCCCTCCGGTTGCGCTTATTGTCGAGAGCCATGCCCTTTACGGCGCCGAGTGCCAAGCTTCGCTTCTCCGGAGTATCGAGGCTACGCCAAAAAGCCAAAAGGGACAATTCGTCGACGTCTTCCACGAACTCACCGATCTTTGGCGCGACGTTGTTGTCCCCAGTAGGGGGCCAGTCTGTGCCGCGAGCAATCTCCGTCTCGTCTGGGTTAATGGCGTCGATAAGCCAACCTGCCGGGACCCTTAGCTCTAAGGCTATTTTTTTTAGAGTAAGAGCGCCTGGCTCCGGTACTTTTTTGCCTTTCAACACGCCTATTTTCCCAATGTAGCCGCGGTCTACTCCGGCAGCGCGACTAATGGCATTGGCTGATCGCCCGTCTTTTACAATAGCCGCCATAATTCGTTTTTTGAGAAGTTCATACATCATGAGGGATTTTACCCTCACACGACTTGCCGCGCATTGGGGAAGATATCCCGCTTTTTAGCTTGACGAATGGGGGATAAATACCCCATACATTCCGCATGCAAGTGCGTGAACAGATCATTGAGCGTGTGCGCTCCTTCCTTTCTCAATCCGGCATGTCCGCGCGGCGCTTTGGCGTTGAAGCAGTCGGCGATAGCAAGTTTGTTTCCAGGCTTCATGGGGGGGCCGGAATTACATTGACGACGCTAGAGAAGGCGGAGGCGTTTATCGCCGCCCATCCTTCATGCCCCGCTCCCCCCAACGACTTCATCGGGGAGGGCGGGAAATGACCCTCCCCCTATTCGCAGAGATCAAGCGCCGCCACCCCACTATATCAAACGGGGAAGCCAGGCGTTTGGTCCGAGCCTCCCTTGTGAGAGTAAACGGCCACACGGCCCGTGATGAGGCGCAGCCCGTTAATTGCGATGATCAGATTGAGATGCCTGCTCAATCGCTTCCGCCAGCGAGCGAAGCTCCACATTCAGCCGATGGGACGCTTCTTCCATGACGCTTTCCCGTTCCTCTGTAGGTAAGAATGCCGCCAGCACCGCAAATCCAGCGCGCAAGGCATCTAAGCGCGCCCTGGCCGAATTTCATTGCGGAGAGCTGAGCGCGAAGGCTTTCTTAAGCCGACCGCTCAACGCCTCTCCTAAGCTTATGGTTTGGGTCGTGCGGCAGCAAAGCCAAGATCAAATGCGTTTTGGTAATGGGGGCTACCTTCAATGCTGCTACGAAGCAGCCCTTCCAAATAGCCTAAAAGGTATGGGGCAAGGTCTTTCACCTGAATGGCTGGAGGGCTTTGTAGCTGGAGTTCAAGCGTCAGAGCAGCATTCTCAACAAATTCCTGACTCTGAATTTCAAAAGCGGCTCGATACCCGCAAGGAGCAATTCTGGGCTCGCTTGGTATCGAGAGTTCTGAGGCAGGCACATTTTCTAGGCGCGTCACTACAATCCCGATTTTCGACATGGAATTCCCTTTCCAGTGGTTGTGTCGCAACTCCATTGGATACCCGGAAGGAGGCGGTTCAGCAATGAAGCCCTCCTTCCGGCTCTTCCTTAGCTGCCCGCATTGCCAGCGCACCCTTCGCGGCCCGCGTTGCTCCGGGTGCTTGGAGGTGGGCCGTGGCCATTGATCCCCGGATCCTCTGCAGCGTGCCCGGCCAGACGCCGGACGAAACCGCTACCCATTCCCGGCGCGACGAACCCGGCACCGCAGCGCGGGATTTTTTCGTGAGCGTGGCCGTGTTCTTGGCGGTCATGTGGCCTGTCCTGGCAATCCTGTTTGTCCTGTTTGTGGTGATTCCTTTTTTGGTGCATCCCCTATGAGCCGCTGGCTTTTCCCAATCCTCTGCATCATGGCTCTTGGCTTTGCCGCCATTTGCGGCTGGCATGTGCCCAGGCTGGTGATGCTATGACTCCCGTGCGGTATGGTCCCGGCCGCATCGGCTCCCGTTCTGACGGGCCTCTTTCCACCGTTGTTAAACTTGGCACGGGCCTCTGTGCCCGCGTCCCTTTCCTTCGCGCTCCCCAGCGCATCCGGTCTTGTCCAGATGCCGCGTCTTGCTCCCCAGCTCGTGCGGCCCGTGATGTCAAAGTGTTGGCTCCTTTCGTGTTTGCCTCAACGTCTGACCCAATCAATGGAGCCAGACGATGCGAAACAAAATGGAAAAACCTTACCGAAAGTTTCAGCATATGAGTGAAGCCCTCTCATATCGAGACGCCGCTTGCGGATATTTTCGCGATAAATGGTCGCCTCTACGAAACGCGCCGAAGCTGCTGGCGCGTGTCGCGGATGCAACCCCGCGCGCCGTCACGAATTGGCTAGCCGGCGAAGCCGCTCCGAACGGGGATACACTCATTACTTTGATGGCGCGTGATCCTGACTTCAAAAACCTTATCCTTAAGCTTGTGGAGGACCGCGCATGCGGTGGACATTCTTTGCCGAATTCGGCTGGTGCGGCTTCGGAGCCAACCGAGGATTGATTCCGGAAGCGCGCCTTGGTTTCGTGCGTATCGCCTATGTAGGCGCTGGTATCGGTAGCCTTGTCGACGCCATTAAGGCTGGCGTGATTCAGCGGAGGTCAGCGTGATCGCCTGGCTAAAATCCCGCACCACCCTCATCGCCCAGCGCGACGAAGCGGTTTACCTGGCCCGCGATGCCGCCGCGAAATACGCAGCCGCGCAGGCCGAAATTGCCGACCTGAAATCGAGCCTGGAACATGCCCGGACCGAACTGCACCGTTCCGTCTGCAATGAGAGCGCGGCGTGCATCGAGGCCGTGAAGGCGGCGCAGCAGCTTACCAATGCGCGGCGTGAGATCGGCCGACTTGAGCAGAAACTTGCCCGTACCAGCGCCGCGCAGCCGCGTGATCGTAGTGGGCGGTTTGTGTCGACGGTTATGCCATAATGAACCAGACAGCTTCGCGCCTTGTTGGTGCAAACCAAAGCCAAAATCGAGAAAAAGACGATTTTTATGCCACAACACCTAATGCGGCACAGTCTTTATTTGATGTGGAACGGTTTGACGGGGGTATATGGGAGCCTGCTTGCGGCGATGGTGCAATTTGCAAAGTAGCAGAGGCGAACGGCTACGATGTGATAGCTTCCGATTTGGTTGATCGTGGTTACGGTGATGCCCGGCGCGATTTCTTGATGGAATATTCCCCGCGCGCTCCAAACATCGTTACTAATCCTCCTTTTAAACTGGCAACACAGTTTGTGCTGCATTCACTAAAGCTAGCGGCCGCCTTCCCGGGAAATCCAGAGGGGCGAAAAATCGCGATGCTTCTTAAGGTGCCATATCTCGAAGGTGTAGAGCGCGCATCTGTTTTTGATAATGCTGGCTTTGCTCGACTGCATGTGTTTCGCCGCCGCGTATCCTTTTTGCGCGGTGGGACAGAGGCTCTTACGATGAACGGGAAGGGCGGCATGATCGCGTATGGATGGTTTGTTTGGGAGATTGGGTATGCGGGTGCTCCTACCATTCATTGGCTTGATGGAGAGCCTTGCAAATGAACCAGATCCGTACGGCAGCACCGAACCCCGGCGCGGTACGGCCCGGAGCGGTGGACGATCTCTCCCGTGTCCCCGGTAGCCGCTCCGGGATTAATTCAGAGTGCGAAACGCTTGAGGCGCCGGCAATCAACAAGTTTGATGTCCTCGCCGCGCTCAATATCGAGTGCCGCAAGCCAGGCGGACAATCCGCTTTTGCTCGTCGAGCCGGGGTTTCAGAGGCATACATTAGCCAAGTGGTTAATGGGCAGAAAAGCCCGAGTCCTAGCATCCTGCGTGCCCTCGGCTTTCGCAAAACAATCGTGGAAATTTATGAGAGGATCGTATGAGCGAGCAAGTAAAGACCGACGAGACCGCGCCATTGCCGGATTCATGGTGCAATTTTGATGCGCGGCTGGTTCCGTTTTTGGCTGCTGCTGGGCAGGATGTTCTTGGCAGAGCGCGAGGCATCTCAATCTCTCCACATCCATTGGGGGGAGTGTCGCTCGCGGCTACGTCCGGACCAATTCTGTGCGCCGCGCACGACCCATCTGGAAAAGTCAATGATGAGGGGATGAGTTTAGTCATTCCGCAGCTTGCCGTAGATGCGTGCAGGCCGCCGCGTCCAATGACATTTCCGGATCAAGGCGACGTTTTCGAGGTGCCGGCACCAGATTACTGCTGGCCGGATCGAATCCTTTCTACCGGCGCCTCTCTGTTGGTTTGGCCAAAAGAACAACCTGTTGATCCGGGGCGCTGCGAGGAAGATGGGTTGCCACTCTGGTCGGGCATTATCGAAACGGGACGAGTTTATCGTGAGGATGATTGCCGGCGGGAAAAGCCGTTTGATTGGTCGCGCATGATAAAATCCGTTGACCCAGATACTGCATCTCGTCCGGTTTATATTGGCACAGAAGTGATGGCCAAAGTTGCACAGGCAATGCGCGCTTCCGGCGTGGATTTTTGGCGCCAATTGCAAATCAATGACGAAACGACGCTTTTTCTTCCTGCCAAAGAGCGCTTTGAAAGCGATAGTCCAAGTCTGGCAATTTACGTCGCGCACGGTCGCGCTGCAGCCCTTACTCCCGTAATCGATACGCCCGACTGGCTTTCTGTTTTGGGCAAGAGGGAGTGCGTCGAAAATGTCTGAAGCTAGCAACGTCGCAGGCGAGCGCCTGCTGTCCATCATCACGCGCGTGGAGCGGCTTGAGGAAGAGCGGAAAGCGCTTGCCCAGGACATCAAGGACATTTTCCAGGAATGTAAGAGCGCAGGCTTTGAAGTTTCTGTTGTGAAGCAGCTCATCCGCATCCGGAAGATGGAGCCGGCAGAGGTGGCGGAAGCCGCGCAGATCCTGGATACCTATATGCATGCGATTGGGATGGCGGTTGATTGATGCGCCACGCCGAGGACAAACTGCACGCCGAGATCGTGCGTGCGCTTGAAGTGATCCTGCCGCCATCCGTGGTTTGGTGGAGCAGCGAAAGCCGTGGCGTAGGAGTTCGAGAAGGTGCGCGCCGGAAAGCACGTGGTGTCAAGGCTGGCGTGCCTGACATGCAGTTCCATTTTGATAGCCGCTCGCACTTTATCGAGATCAAGACCACGCAGGGCCGGATGAATGAGGCGCAGATAGCTATGGCGGCCTGGCTGAGAGGTGCCGGGCATCAGTACGATGTGTGCCGGTCCCTGGATGATGTGATTGACTGCTTGCGCCGGGCTGGATGTCCGATGCGGATTGCGAGGATAGCAGCATAATGGAATCGCAGGTGCCCGCTTCTCCAACAGCCGGTCAGCGTCCGGCTGCAACGCCCATCCTGTCTAACGCGTACGCCCTGCAATCCATACCAGCGGACGCGCATGGCCAAACCGAACCGGGCAAAAACGTACTCGGCAAGGATGGGAAACGTAAAATTTTTCGTGACGCCCCGACACAGCGCGGCGTCCTAGCAGTCGCGCTCGCCTGCCTGGAGGGCGGCGAACCGTTTCCGAGCAGGGGCGAGATTGCCCTGGCCCTGCAGACCACGCCCAGTGCGATAGGCAATGCCGTGCATTCGCTGAAAAAGCGTGGCGCTTTGGTGCTCAAAGGGGCGCGGGTTTGGGAGGTGCGGCAATGAGACGACCACACCCACGCCGCCCCGCATCATGGAAAGAGCGCGAGCAGCAGGAAGAGATGCGGCAGCAGAAAATCCGCGCCTCGCTCGTCGCCAATTTCCCGCAAAACCGCCTGTGCGACGCGTGCCAGGCGCGTGACCCTTGGATTGATATTTGCCCGCAGTGCCGGGCCAACGCGGAGGCGTATGCTGATGGCCGACATTCTTGAGTTGTCATCTTTCCGAGGTGCTTTAAGCGCCGTGAGCGCAACGCGCTATGACGCTTTTTGCGCCGCACGCCGGGATTTTATTGCCGCTGCGATTGCGTGGATCAAAACCGATGACGCCGATCCTGAGATCGTGGCGCTTGAAATCGATGGGGCGCTTAATGCCATCCGTGCGCTTCCGGCTTGCCTTGGAAAGGGTGACGTAAATGCCTGATGTCATTCCGATGTTCATGGAATCTGAACACGACGATTTGACGCGTGTTGATATCGAGCAATCTCTCCTGGGAGAGATGATTTTTTGGCCGGCAGTTTTGGAGCGCCTGCCCGGCACATTGTCAGACGCGCATTTTACGCATCCATGGCACCAAGAGATTTTTCGGGCCATAAAGGCAATCGCCGCGACCGGGACAGTTGACCTGATCGCGTTGACGCAGGCGCTGCGCGGAGGCCCTGTCACGAATGTGTATCTCGCCGACCTGACAAAAGCCGCACTGGCGCCAGCGTCCGCCCCGGCTCACGCAAGCGCGGTGATTGATCTGTGGCGGCGCCGCGAAATGGTCAGGATATCTAATGACATGGCAGCCAAGGCTCGCGCCGGATCGGAATATTCTGATCCCACGAGCGCGGCTCTAATAGCCATGTCTGAGCTTGACGCACTTTCGCTGGCCGCCGCGCAGCAACAGACGATGTTTGGCCTGGCTGAGGCTGCCGATGAGGCACTGGCCCGTGCGCGAGACGCTGCGGCTGGCAAGGTGACGGGAGTGACGACTGGATACCGTAGCCTGGATGCGGCGATGGGAAATCTTGAGCCTGGATGCCTGTATATCCTCGCTGGACGCCCCGGCATGGGCAAAACTGCGCTGGCGCTTGGTATGGCGCTAAACATGTCCAAAGCGGGCGCGCGGGTGTTCTACGACAGCCTCGAAATGCAATCCGCACAGCTTGGGCGCCGAGCCATGGCTCTGGTGTCAGGAGTGCCTCATTTCGTCATCAAGCGCGGCATTTACTCAGAGCGGGAATTCCAGGCAATTAGCCGGGCCAGAGCCTCATTTTCCGGACTGCATCTAGAGATCGACCAACAGGCCGGAATCAATATGGCAATGGTTGCGCTTAAGGCGCGCACGGCCAAGCGGAAGATGGGTGGTCTGGACGCGATCTTCGTGGACCATATGCATATCGTAGCACCTGAATCCAGCGACGAGCGCAACGGTGCTACCTGGGCCGTTAAGAAGGTTTCCAACGCCCTCAAGAAGCTCGCGGTGGACATGGATGTGCCGGTCGTCGCCTTGGCCCAGCTTAATCGCGGGCTTGAGGGAAAAGAGGACAAACGTCCCGGCATGTCGGATCTGCGGCAATCCGGCGACATTGAACAGGACGCGGACGGCATCATGTTCGTCTATCGCGGGGAATATTACCTAAAAAGCGAGCCCGAGAGGACGCCGCTGCAATCCGCGTCGGCGCACCAAAAAGCGCTTGACGACTGGCACGAGGCGAAAAGCAGGCTTGCCGGGAAGGCTGAAATCATCATTGCGAAACTGCGCGAAGGCGAGCCGGGCTCGGTGCACATGACCTTCGACGGAGCGCGTACTGCATTTGGAGACGCTGAATAATGGCAAAACCAGAAGAAGAAAAACGTCGTCCTTGGATGAAGTTTTACCCCGCCGACTGGCAAGCCGATGAAGGGCTTGGCCAGTGCAGCCTCGCCGCTCGCGGATTATGGATTGAGCTAATCGCTATGATGCACAAATCGTCTCCATTCGGCCATTTGCTGATTGCCGGAAAAGTTCCGACCCCAGCTCAAGTCGCGGTGCAAGTAAAGTCAGACGTTAAAACCGTAACAAAGGCTCTTGGGGAGCTTGAGCAATGGGGAGTTTTTAGCCGCACGGAAGAGGGCGTGATTTTTTCTCGCCGCATGATCGCCGACGAGAAAAAGGAACAAACGGATAGGGCGAACGGAAAAGGGGGAGGTAATCCTAACCTGACAAAAAAACAACAAATGGGGGTTAACCCCCCAGATAACGGGGAGGTTGGAAATAAAGATAACCCCCCAGATAACGGGGTGGATAAAGCCCAGAAGCTAGAGGCTAGAAGCCAGAGTAAAGTAGTAGCACTTGGCACTGACGGAGAAACGCGCGACCCGGCAGGCTTGCCGCCGAGTGATCCATTCCCCCGCTACCAAAACCCCCCGGGCAATCCGCCCATGCCGCCCCGTGGCTCGCCGCCCGAGGCCTGGCTGCATCTCGGACCGCCCGAACTCGACGACCGGACCGGCATCACGCACGCCGTCGTCGGCGACAGCTACATCGACCTCGCGGCCGACGCGGTGTGCCAAGCCGCAAAAATCCGGGAGGAACGCTGGCGCGGAGACTGGCGCCCGTTGATCGAATGGCTGCGCGATGGGATTAATTTCCACCAGACGATCCTGCCGGCAGTCCAATCCGTCGCCAGCAGGCCGGGCTACAAACCGCCTGGAAGCCTGAGGTATTTCGACAACGCCGTGCGCCAGTTGCACGCCGAGATGGCGGCATGAGCGCCCTCGCTGCCCGTGCACGCGGCTTGCCGTTGCGGCCCGATCTTGCTCGGGCGTTGGCTGAGCATGAGGCTGGGCAGTGATGGCGAGCCGGATTGTGCGGATGCTGGGAAAATCCGGGGCGCCTGATGCCGTCGCGCGCGCGTCTGGTGTCGTTCGACCAGACGAAACTGCACCGGCTCGTACGGGCTTTAAATCGCCGGGAAACGGCATGTGGGCAAAACCACGAAAAACGTGCCCCCCGCGCGCGTCGATCATCGAAACAATTGGAGGCTTGGATGGACTGGACGGATAAAAGCATTGCCCGGCTTAGGGCGCTATGGGACGAGGGATTGTCCTCGGCGGAAATTGGGCGGCGCCTGAACTGCTCCAAGAACGCCGTTGTGGGCAAGGCGCATCGCCTGGGCCTTCCGGGCCGGGATTCGCCAATCCGGGCGGCGGCCGGCAAGCCGTCGGCTCCCAAACCAGCCGTCAATGAGCGCAGGAAGGCCTTGAGCAGCATCTCCGGCGTCAGGGCGGTCCCTGTTGCGCCGAAGCCCGTACGGCGCTCCGCGCCCTCCGATGGCGGTTGCCGGTTTATCCCTGGCGATCCTCGCGGCAACCGCAACCCGTATTGCTGCGCGCCGTGCCAGCCGGGGAGCGTCTACTGCCCCGAGCATCATGCGCAGTGCTACCAGCAGCCGGGGCGGATGGATGTGCCGGATGAGGCATGCACCAGAACGGCCTATCGGGCAATCATGCCGCACATGCTGTTGGACCAGTAACCCAAGGACTCCCCATGGCCAAACGCAAACAAAAAGCCGCCCCGCCCATCCAAGACGTCGGAACGCCGGAGCGCCTGGCAAAAGCAGCGAAGCACCACCTGACCGGCTCTCAGGCAAGCATGGACGCGCCGGGCCAGATCGACGCCACGCTGCTGCGGATTGTCCGCAACGCCGCGGGCCGCGCGCTGCGAGCCGAGGTCATCACGGCGGCGCACCGGATGTGGACAACGGGCAGCGCGGAGATGATCGCGTGCGAGACGTACATCGAGCTTTCCGCCGTCGCGGAGGGGGCGCGGCGCAACGACAATGCGTCGGGGCTGGTGTCGGGCGGCGTCCCGGCGTGGCAACGCATCCCCACCAGCGATGCCCGCCTGGACGCGCGCCGCAGGCTTGACCAGCTATGCAACCGGGCGAACGTGGCCGTTTTGGAGGCGCGCGACGCCGGCAAAAAGCTGCCGCTTGTCAGTGTCGATGCGTCGGTGGTCCTCAATGCGGTGCTTGTGGCCGGGCTGAACCTGCGTGACGCGGCAATGAGCCTCCGCATCGCCAGGGACGGATTCACCGAACTCTTTCGCGTCATGGTGGAGGGTATGGCTTGAGCCGGGCTAAATTTTTTTGCCCGCTCGCATTTTTCCTGTTTACTACCCCTGGGGCGATAAATTACAAGTTTCGTCAAGATGTGGTTTTTGCGTCTGTTGACGCACCATGCCCCTCCTTAAAATCCGGGAACGATATGGCGGATCACCCAAAGCCAGGGCAGATTGTCGCGTATGCGCGGCGCTGCGGTGTTGTGTATGCGGTTGATAAAACCGGGCTGCTGGTTGTTGTCCCCATCGTTTCCGGCAGATTGCAGCCGCATCGCAGCGACGTCCGTATTAACCCCATGGTTATGCTACCGGTTCGAGATGCGGTGGCGCGTACGGCCCGCGCTGCAAAGATCGACGTGAAGTACGCGAGGGTTATGGATGGCGATCTGGCCGCGATCCTGCCGAGCATTCGAACTGCGTTGCTGGCTGAGGTAAAGGCGCAGAGGTACGAGGATGCTGGCTCCGGCTTGAGGCCGTGGCATCGTGAGGCGGCGCACGAGCGGAGTGCTGCCAATGCCTAAGCCCCGGACTTGGACGAGGGCGCAGGATGACGTCATCCGCAACATGCGGGCGGCGGGCGCCACGTGGCGGGAAATTGCGCATCGCTTGGATATGTCTCGCAATACGGTGATTGAGCGAGGCCGCCGCATCCAGGCAACGCTTTGCCGCACCCCGAGTACGCCGGGGCCTGTTGCGCCTATGCAGATTGACGACGCGAACCGCTCCGCCCTCCCGGCCGGTCACGCGCTGACATGGGGCTTGATTTCCGCCGCGCCGTATCCTGGCTGATGGAGTAACGACGCGTGGGAACCAAAGCTGGCGGTGTTGGGCAGGGTCCCGCAAAGGGCGCCGGAAACCAAAACCCGGCCCATAAGCTGGATACATCCAGCGAGGCGCAGAGCAAGCGCGCACAGGCCGGTTGGATCAAGCGCAAGATGCGGGCCTATGTCGAGGCCAATCCAGACGCCGCGGTCACGGAGCGAACCCCAAGCCGCGTTGAAATCGCCGAGCTGGCGCGAGCCAAGATGCCGCTGGCGGTTGATAAGCTTGAATTGATCTTGCACACATCGCGGTCCGACATGGCCGCCGTGCAGGCGTTTAGCGCGCTTAAGGATGTGGCTTACGGCAAAGATCCGCAATCCCTTAGCGTTGCCATGAATTTTGAGAGCATGAGCGAGGATGAGCTTAGGGCCGCACTCCTTGCCGAGATCGGCGAAACTGACGCCGAAAGCGGCGGCGCTGCTGGCGGAACTCCGCAAGCGTAGGCTGCTGGGATCGTTAACCGATTGGTGCACGCATTGCCTGGCCCCGATTGGACAAAAACCGCAGGCGCATCACCGGCTGCTGATCGAAAAGCTTGAGGCAGTCGAGCGTGGTGACATCACGCGCTTGATGGTGATGATGCCGCCCGGAGCTGCGAAATCGACGTACGCCTCGGTGCTGTTCCCGCCTTGGTTTTTGGCCAGAAAGCGCGGACGGACGGCAATCCTGGCAAGCCATACCGCCGATTTGGCTGAGGCGAACAGCGGCAAAGTCATTCGGACCATTGGCGAGTTCGGCGGCGCGATTGGGCTTGAGGCGCTTAGCCAGGGCGTTAAATACTGGCGCACGAATAACGCCGGGGAAGTCAAGTCTGCTGGTGTGGGCGGTCCCATTACGGGGCGCCGGGCGGACCTAGCTCTGGTCGACGATCCGGTGAAATCCGCCGAGGACGCCGAAAGCGTGGCCTACCGCGATAAGGCGTGGAACTGGTTCCAGGCTGATTTGTCGACCCGGCTAAAAGCCGGAAAGCACGGCGAGCCAACCGCGCGCATCGTGCTGATCATGACCCGCTGGCACGAAGATGACCTTGCGGGGCGCCTGCTTCAGAGCCAGCCGGATCGCTGGCATACCGTGAAGCTGGAAGCGCAGAACACGCGGGCCGACGACCCGCTTGGCCGTGAGATCGGCGAGTACTTGTGGTCTGGCGATCCGGATTACGATTATGGCGCGCTGCTGGCCGAGGCGAAGGCGGATTATGAGCGCAACGGCGCTATGCGGGTGTGGCAGGCGCTGTACCAGCAAGACCCGCGCCCTGGAGAAGGGGCGTTATTCAGGGCGGCCATGATTACTCATTCGCCGCCGATGCCGGGGCAATCGGTACGCGCTTGGGATTTGGCCGCCACGAAGGCGCTTGGAAGCCGCGATCCAGATTGGACGGTGGGGGCGAAGTTAACAAAGACGCCGGAAGGTAAGTTTATCATCGAGGATGTGGTGCGGTTGCGCGGCTCGCCGGATGAGGTTGAGGCGCTGATTGTCGCCACTGCATCTCGCGATGAGGCGCGCGTACAAATTAGGTTGCCGCAAGACCCAGGGCAGGCCGGCAAGGCGCAGGCGCTTTATCTAACCAGAAAGCTTGCTGGTTATCGTGTCCATTCGGCGCCGGTCACAGGCGACAAATCCACGCGTGCGGCGCCGTTTGCTTCGCAGGTCAACATCGGAAATGTTTCGATGGTAAAGGCTCAGTGGAATAATTCGCTGATTGATGAACTAAACAGCTTCCCGAACGGCGCGCATGACGATCAGGTCGATGCTCTTGCAGACGCATTTGCGGGCCTGATCGCGCCGGTCGAAATGAAGCCGGCTCGCACAGCCAATATCCCATTTATTGGTCGATAGGACATTGAAATGGCAAAGAATTGGATCAAGGGCGCGATCAAGCGCCCCGGCGCCTTCACGGCACAAGCCGACCGCGCGGGCAAGACGGTGCATCAGTTTGCCGTGGAGCATCAGCACGATACGGGCGTGACAGGTCAACGCGCGCGCCTCGCGCTGACGCTGGAGGGCATGCACCACTCCAAGCATGAGCAAGCAGTCGTGCGTAAGGCAAAGCGCGAATCTGGCGAATAACAGCCCGTGCTTGACACTCTGGCAAAAAAGATCGGTCGCGATACGGCGTTTCCGGAAAGGGTTGCGCGCCTAAATTTGTTCGATCAGGTGTTGCGTGGCCGGATCTACGATTGCCTGAAACACTCCTTCCACGAAGAGCGCACCGGAACCGACGAGTACATCCCGCTCCGCGAGCGGAAACCGTCCGTACGGTATAATCTCTGCAAGATTGTCGTTGAAGACATGACCGCGATGGTGTTCGGGGAGGGAAGATTTCCGACCGTCACCAGCGAAAACGACGATGTCGTTCAGGCGCTCACTGACTTAATCAAGCAATGCGCGTTGCCTCAGGTGATGCACGAGGCGGCTTGGCAAGGCTCTATCGGCTCCGTCGCCATCCTGTTCAAGGTTTTGAATGAGCGTCCCTTTTTCGACGTGATGCCGACGCGCTTCCTGACGCCGGAGTGGAAGCCTGAGGCTCCCGACGAGCTGCTGCGCGTCACTGAGCGCTACAAGGTCAGCGGCGCCGATCTTCTGGCCCGCGGCTATACGGTCGATGAAGGCGATCTTCGCGCTCAATTCTGGTTCCAGCGTGTCTGGGACGCGAGTGCTGAATCTTGGTTCCAACCGATAAAGTCCGGAAGCGGTCAAAAGTTAACCTTCCAGCTAGACGAAGCGCGCACGGTTCAGCACGAACTTGGCTTCGTGCCTATCGTCTGGATCAAGAACCTTCCTGGCGGCGACGAGATCGATGGCGCTTGCACCTTCGAGGGCGCGATAGAGGCGCAGATCGAGATTGAGTATCAGCTCTCGCAGGCCGGCCGGGGCCTGAAATACAGCTCCGATCCGCTGCTGATGATTCGTGAGCCCGCCGGAACGGATGGTGGAAACATGATCCGTTCCGCGGGTAATGCGCTGATCGTATCCGGTGGCGACAGGGATAGCGCTCCCGGCGATGCCAAACTGCTCGAAATCACCGGCAGTGCGGCGGATGCGGTGATCGGGTATGTACGCGCACTCAGGGAGCTTGCCCTCGAAGTCTGCCACGGCAACCGTAGCAACGCCGACAAGATCAGCGCGGCTCAGTCCGGGCGCGCCCTGGAGATGCTGCACCAGCCGCTACTTCAGCAGGCCGATGTTCTTCGGACATCGTACGGCGACAATGGATTGCTGGCGCTGATGCGGATGGTCTGCAAGGCATCTCACCGTGTCGGGCTGAAACTGCGCGGCCAGACGCTAAAAAATCTCAGCGACGAGGGTCTGGGACTGCGTTGGCCGCCATGGTTCACCGCTACGGAGGGCGATCTTAGTTCGCAAGCCAAAACGTTGCGCAGTCTGAAAGAGGGCGGCCTTATGTCGCGCGAGACGGCGGTGCAGATTGCCGCCCCGGCGTATGACATTGATGACGCCGGCGCCGAATTAGCACGAATTGAGGCCGATGAGGCCAACAGCGATACGCGCTTGGCTGCCCAGCGCGCCCAGGTCAAGGCGAGCGAAACCGTCGAGACCTAGCCCGTGCCGGCCGGTTGCCGGAGCCCGCGTGATGCGGAAATCTGAGAAGGTGGCGTGATGCCGAAAACCGTTGAAGAACTCGAAGCCGAGGTTGCCGAACTGCGCGCTGCGCATGAAGGCGCCAAAACGAGAATTTCCGAGCTTAATAACGAGGCGAAGGGCCATAGGCTCAACGCAGACAACGCGCGCCGCGAAGCGACGGAAGCGTCGGACCGCCTGAAGTCGTTGCAGGCCGATCTCGAAAAGGCGCGTGGAATGGGTGCTGAGGCTGAAGCCAAAGCGCTCGAAAAGGTGAAGGAGGCCGAGGCGAAGGCAGCAGAAGCCGAGCGGCTGGCCAACGAAAAAGCGCAGCAGGCCCTTACGGCGGCGCAGCAGCGCAGCGTGAACGCCGATCTTCGCATCGCCGCGAAGGAAATGGGCGCGAACGATATCGCGGACGTCCTGGCGCTTCTGCCGCGCGACAAGCTGAAGATCAGCGATGATGGCGACGTCGAGAACGCAGCCGAAATCATGGCCGAATTCAAGAAGTCCAAACCACATCTATTCGGCTCGCCTTCCACAACAAGCAACACTAATCCGCCACCGAAGCCAAAAACCGAAGCCAAGACGGCCACGGATATGAGCCCGGAGGAATGGAAGGCTGCGCGCGCCAAAATTCGGCACGGCGAGCGTGTCTAACCGCGAAGGTCTCGCGGATACCTGAGTAAGGCCGCGAGGCCGTCGCCAACTCGCCCTTAGGCAAGGCGCGCCGCCAGCACGTCGCTGGTTTCGATAGCCGCGCAGGAAATGCGCTCATCCCTTAGATGGAGCTACCTTATTATGGGAATCAATAACCTCCCCGCCGCTTTGCAGTCGATCATCCAGCAGAACTTTCTGGAACGCGAATGGCAGGATGCCTTGCGCGCCAAGATGGGCTTTCGCCAGATCGCGGATCGCGAGCCGTTTGCCGCCGGCATCGGTGAGACCATCACCAAGACGCGTCCCGGCCTGATCGGTCCGAAAACCACCCCGCTCGCGCCAGCCGCGAACAGCGATATCACCAGCGGAATCACGCCCGATAATTACTCGGTCGAGCAGTTCACGCTGGCGATCAATCAGTACGCGGATTCCATCCCGCTGAATATCGTGACCTCCAAGGTCGCGATTCAGAACCAGTTTCTCCTGAACGCCAAGCAGCTTGCTTATGGTGCCGCGCTGACCCTGGATTCCTTGGCACGCAATATCCTGTTTGCCGCTTATCTGGGCGGCAACACGCGCGTGCGCACTACACTCGGTGCCGCGGGCGCGACCATCAGCGTCGACGACATCACCGGCTTCCAGAGTACCTTCAATTCCGAAGGGCAGGTCGTACCGGTCTCGTCCAGCAATCCGATCAACGTGACTGTCGGCGCAGACGTCTATTCCCTGACCGGCTCGGCTGCGGACGGCACCAATGTCTCCACTGCGCCGAACGGTATTTCCGGCACCCTGACTTTCGCGTCCAGCGTGACGGTAGCCGATGGCACTGCCGGTAACAGCGTCGTAAGCGTGGTTGCGCCCACCATTCTGCGCCCCAGCGAGACCGTGAACGATCCGCTCAGCGCTGGCGTGAGCAACACCAGCTTGATCACCAAGAACCTCTACAATGGCGGCAAGCTGACCCTGCAGTTCCTTGTGGACGCGTTGGGCGTGCTGGAAAGCAATGCGGTGCCCAAGGCAGAGAACGGCTATTACATGTGCTATGCGGACCCGCTCCACTTCACCGGCATCTACCAGGACCCGGCGTTCCAGCAGTTCTTCCGCGGGCGCCCGGATACCGACGAGTTCCGGCAGGGCGTAATTTCCGACGCGCTGGGTGTGATGGTGGTCAAGACCAACATTAACCCCGTGCAGGGATCTCTCGGCAATGGCCCGATCAGGCGCTCCATCGTCTGCGGCCAAGGCGCTCTGATCGAGGGCGAGTATACCTCGCAGGGTTATGCCGGCGACTTGGCGGGCGGCGACGAGGATATGATCGAGGTGATCGACGGCATCGCCCACGTCACCCGCGAGCCTCTGGATGCGCTGAAGCAGGTTGTCACGCAGTCCTACGCCTATATCGGCGGTTTCTGTGCGCCGACCGATATGACGGCCAATCCGACCACCATCCCGACCGCCAGCAACGCCAACTACAAGCGCGCGGTCGTTCTGGAGTCGCTGTAATCGGTCTTGGCCAGAAAGGATAAATCCATGGCTCAATATGGCCGTCCCTCCGCTGCGCAGATTGCGAAAGAAGCGGAACGCAAACAGAAGGAAGCCGAGGCGGCGCTGATTACCGCTTCGGCGCCTCCCGAGGCCGCGCCGATTGGTCAGCGCAAGCTCGCCGGTTACAAGCTGGCGCGCACATTCAGCGATACCTCGCGCCGCCCACACGTCATCTATCGCAAGGATGAGATATTGACGGACCGCCGCGAGGTCGAGCGCCTGGCGAAACTCGGTGCTGAACTCGATCCCGTCGAGGAAGCTGAGGAAGCCGATGCGGAGGATGCGGAGGGTTAATCCCCTTCGCAATCCCTCATGTCGGGGTTTGTTCCGTACACGTTCACCGATGCGCAGTTGGTCGATATCCGGCGGTATTGCGGGTATCCCGCCTATGGCGATGGGAGCGTCGTCTTTCCGTACCCCTGGATCATGCGGCAATACTTGGCGCTGGAATACCGCCTCCAGCACATGAGTCAGAGCGAAGGTACTGTGGTGGTCACCACTTACCTCGCCAACCTCAACACGCTTGAAAATGCCGTCCCCGCCTCGGGCGCCAACCTTGATACGGACCAGGCATCGGTTTGGACGCATAACAAGAATGAGGTGCGCGACAGGCTCCGGCTTTTCGATGGCTGGCGCCGTAGGCTCTGCCAGTTCATAGGCGTTCCGCCCGGGCCTGAATTCTCTGGCAGCGACGGCTCCAGCATTAGGCTTGTTGTGTAATCAAGGAGGCGGACAATGAAACGTCCCACGCACGTCAATGGCAAGCGCATTACGCAGGCGCAGCGCAACCGCGCTGATATGGAGATGGACCGGAAGCTTGGCATCAAGCAGGGATCGAAGCTCGATCTCGCCATCAATAAACTGACGGGGGCGAAAATTCCTCCCAAGAGTACCAAGGGCCGCTAAGTGGTCGATTTCGCGCTCATCCAGAGCAAGATCGACTTCGGTTATGCGAAAGCCGGATCGGTTCTGGGGCCACCATATCAGCAATACCGGCCATCTGGCGCGGACAATCCCACGGGGGGCACGCCGATTGGCGCACTGAACGCGTGGCTGACCACGGATGCCGCGCTTCAAGGCCTGAAACCTGTCGCCTACGCGAAACCGTTCTGGTTCGCAGCCGTTGAGCGCTCCGGTTTGCAGCTCGGCGACTATCTTGCCGGCGATCTCGGCACCTTCTACGTCAATTCGGTGATCTATCCGGCCCCGGTGGGATTGATACAGTGCAACCGGATCATTTCGGTCGACAGGATGCAGCAGGGCGTTGCGCCGGGGCTGTCTCCCACCTACGGCGGCGATGTGACGGCAGACGCTACGACGCTCATCACTGGCTGGCCTTGCGCCATGTTTGCTCAGGGTTATCGCGGCGCGCCCAACGTCATGCAGTTTCCGAACGATGCCAAGCTCGGCACGATGATGACGCTCGTTCCTGGGAGCGCGCCCATAAATTTCCAAGCCAACGACTACATTACGGACGATCTGGGCAACCGCTATTCGGTCTCGAATGCCGAACTCACCACGCTGGGCTGGCGTTTGACGGCAGACCTTTGGAAGCAGGGATCATGAGCAATACGGCCGAGATACTGAAGCCGTTTGGCGAATATCTGGCGCTCGGCGCGGATGAAGGTGTCATTGAGGTGGTCGAGGATTTATTGGCGAAGGCGCGTGCCGGGGAAATTGTCGCCGTCGCGGTGGCGGCAATTGCGCCGAATGGATTTTGCTTGACCAGGGCCAATCGTGGCACTCGCGGAATGGGGGAACTCGTTGGGGGCGTGGCGGCGCTTCAGCAAGAAATCATTGAGCAGTGGCGGTCTGAGTAATGGCTGACGTCGCAGACGTCGAGCAAGCCATCGCGTCCATGCTGGCTGGCGCGCTCTACCCGAATGGCACGTCGCAGCCGAGCATCGTGGGCGCCACGGTAACGCTCCAGCGCGGCTGGCCGAACGAAGCGCAGGTGCAGAAAGCGGTTGGCGTTCAATCGGTTCTGATCTCGGTTCACGGCAACAAGGGTATGGCGCGAGATTCGACGCGCTATTTCCGGGACTGGATCGGGCAAGCCGGGACACCGACCATCACCGCAACGGTTTCGGGCTTTACGGTCATCTTCGGCGGCACGGTTTCCGCCGGCCATGCCATTGCCGTGCAGAGCGCTGGGGTGTGGTTCAAGTATCTTGTTGTGGGGAACGATACCGCGACCACCATCGCGGCGGCGTTCGCGGCTCAAATTCCGGGCGCCTCATCGTCTGGGCCTATTTTAACGCTTCCGGCCGGCGGCCGAACTCCGCAGGCGCGCGTTGTGCTCGGTGGCAATGTCAGCGCGAATGTTTCGCGCCAGACCATGGTTTTCCAGATATGCTGCTGGGCGCCGACGCCTGCTTTGCGCGATGCCGTGTTTTCACAGCTTCCTCCCATCGTCGCCTATCTGGGATCACGACTGCCGCTTCCGGACGGCACGTTCGCGACATGGATGGGGCAGCGCGAAACCGGTCCGGATGATTTGCCGGGCCGCGCCGAGGAATGGCGCCGCGATGTGATGGCGTCATACGAATTTGGCGTCAATTACACGCAAGCAGCTCAAGCGCTCCTGCTCCTTGAGATCGCTGTCAGCGCCAACGAAGCCACGCTCTTCAACTCCGGCGATACGGTTTACCCGGGCGACGTTCTCACGGACGGCAACGGCAACCCGCTTCTGGACGAAACCAACGGCCTGCTCGGCCAAGTGTAGCAACCCGCAGCGCTGAGAAGCGCGACATCTCATAGATGGAGTTTACCAATGGCGATCAGTCCGCAGGGATTGCTCAATAGCACCGCGCTTGTCGTGCCGGGTCTGTATGTTCAGATCGTCCCGCCGCAGAACTTCACGCTCAACGGCGTTCCGTCCGGCACTCTCGGGCTGGTAGGCACCGCGTCTTATGGTCCCGTCGGGGTGGCGACGGAGATCGGGACGCTTCAGGAATATGTCCAGGCCTTCGGGCCGATCATGAACCGCGCCCACGATCTGGGGAGTTATGTCGCAATCGCGGTCCAGCAGGGTGCCGCGTCCTTTGAAATTGTCCGTGTGACGGACGGCACCGATACCGCGGCGGCGGGTCATTTCGGCGCCACGACCACCGATATTACCTTTACCGCCAAGTCCACCGGCACCCTGGGCAACCAGACGACAGTCGCAATTTCCGCGTCTCCAGGCGCGGCAAGCGCTTGGAACTGCGTGATCTCGAATGCCGCCCTCGGGATTTCCGAGAAATTCAGCAATATCACCGGTTCCGGGGCGGCTTTCTGGGCCGCATTGGCTGCCGTGGTCAATAACGGCCAGACGATTGCTCGCGGACCTTCTCAGCTTGTCTCGGCAACTGCCGGAGCTGGCACGGATGCGGCGAGCGCCGAGAGCGTGACGCTGAGCGGTGGTACGGATGGCGTCACCACCATCAATTCCACAGCGCTGCTCGGCGTCGATACGGTGCCGCGCAAGGGCATGTACGCGCTGCGCGGCCAAGGCGCGTCGGTTGGGGTGCTGTGCGATCTCAGCGACCCCACCTCCTGGACCGACCTCGTCTCGTTCGGCTTGTCCGAGGGCATCTATATGGTGGACGCTTTCACCGCGGCCGCCGGGCTGCCTGCCTCGGGCATCGCCACGGCCGCGACCACCATGCAATCCTCCGGCGCGCTCTCTTACGCGCTCAAAGTCATGTTCGGCGACTGGTGCTATTGGCAGGATACCACCAACAACGTCATGCGCCTGGTGTCACCGGCCGCCTTCATCGCTGGCGCCCTGGCCGCGACATCGCCGCAGAACGCCATCCTCAACAAGCAGCTTTACGGTATCGCCGGGACGCAGCAGCTCGGCCAGATCGGCACGTCGCAATCCCAGGGCTACGCGCAGGCCGACCTTCAGGCGCTCTTCCTGGCTGGGATCGATGTCATCTCCAACCCGTCTCCCGGCGGGGCATATTTCTCGGCGCTGGGCGGTATCAGCACCTTCTACGCCAGCGACGAAAGCAACGGCGTGGACGAATACACGCGGATGACGAACTACCTGGCCGCGACGCTGAACGCAGGCATGGGCAAGTTCATCGGCTACGGCAATCTCATCAGCCAGACGCTGTTCAACCAGATCACCGCGACGCTGACGCAGTTCCTGAACGGCCTATTGCAGCAGGGCCTACTGGTGATGACTTACGACGCCAACGGCAATCCCGCGCTGCCTTATACGGTGGTGTGCGGGCCTTCCAACAACCCGCCATCCCGCACGGCCGGCGGCTATGTGCAGGCGGACGTGAGCGTCCGGTACGGCGCCACCAACCGCAAGTTCATCATCAACCTCCAGGGCGGCCAAACCGTCCAGGTGACCACTTCCTGACACGTTAGCCGAACCGGCCCTTAGGCAAGGCCCTTAGCCCGCCGTGATGGCGGGCGTCCCTTTGCAGGAGCCTCCCATATGCCCAACTTTACCGTTGGCCGTGACGCCAGCGCGGTGCTGATTGCGCCGAACGGCAGCACGATCACGCTGCCCGCGCTGACTCAGATTTCCGAGAAGCCGCAATACAAGCAGGTCACGTCCGAGCCGTTGGATTTGCCACCGGAGCGGCGTTATCTGCCCGCCGGGCACGAGATGACACTGTCGTTCGACCGCGTTGACGGCGCGGTGGACAACTACTTCAGCCAGATCGAGGCGGGATGGTGGGCAAACGGTACGTCCGATGGCGGCACGGCCCCGACGGGCGCCATGTTCGTCTACGTGACCAATCCGGACGGCTCGCAGTCCACCCATAATTATCAAGGGCTGTCGTTCGGGCTGACCGATGGAGGGACGTTCACTGTCGATCAGGTGGTGAAGATGGAAATCTCCGGGTTCGCAGGTAAGAAGGTGACGAGCTGATATCAGTCAGCGATAAGATCTGACTGCACCCTTGGGGGCGATACCTTTAGCGCGCGACAAGCCGTCTGGACCTTCGACGGGATGTCATTGAACACATATCCACGCTCAAGAAGGCGGCGTGTGTAGTAGCCGTTGTAGAGGAAGGCCCACACAAACATAGCCACCCAAGCGCCTATGCCCATGGTGAAAATGCCGATAATAATCATTACCGCAAAAGAGCCAATGAAGGTAATAAAGTCCTGCCGAAAAAGTGCCGGAAACGCTCCGAAAAAGAAGGTGGTCCAAGAGTATCCGTAAAGCCCCTTTTTGATGAAGCCCGTATCCTTGTGCTTTAGCATCACAACTTGTGCCATTTAAGCCTCCCCCTGCTGATGTCGAAATGTTACATTCCGTTAAGCCGGGAGTCGAGGGGCTATTCAGCCGCCAGAGCGCGTTCCACCGCTTCGGGTGCCTTTTCAATCACCGTGAGCAGGATGCGGGCGGTTAAGTCTGGTTTACGCCGCCCCTGCTCCCAACCCTCCAGGGTTCGAGCTGGCACGTGAAACCGGCGCTCAAACTCTTTGACGGATGAGGCAGCCCCCTTGCGGATCGCCTTAACTCTGACGGCGGGCATGGGATCTATTTCCCGAACGGGGAGCGCGATCTCGCCGCGCTTCCATGCCGCGACTTCTTTCATGGCTTCGATAAGATCGGAGCCGAATTCGGTATCTTTGGTCATTTCATCACCTCGTCTATAAGCATCAGGAGTTCTTTCTTCTGCCGTTCCGATAAGTCCTCCTGCTCGGCTTTTCCGTAGGCGGTAAGCAGGAACACCAATTCGTCAATGACCAGAATAAAGTAGATCGCCCGACCGCCCCCTCTTTTGCCTTTGCCGCCCATGGCGAAGCGAATTTTGCGAATGCCGCGCAGCCCTGGAATGACATCTCCAGCCAACGGATTGGCGGAAATGCTCGCTTCCAGAGCGTCAATATCAGCCTTCGTCGCATTCAGCTTCTTGAGGGAGCGTTCAAAAAGAGCGGTGCGGACGATCTTCATACGGGGAATATACGTCATCGGCGTATGAACGTCAATGACGTATTTGCGTCGAATTAAATGCTGCACCCTAAGATACTTATGGGCACTTCTTTTGTCAGGGAATAAAATATGACCGAAACCCCAACTCAGCAATTGCTTGCCAGTCAGCCCGAGGCGGTGAAGCTGGAGGGCGATATCACCGTTCGCGTCCTCTCTCCCATTGAACAATTTCGCTTCAAGAAGGTGGTCGGTAAGTACGTCGATAACCCAGGCTACATGCTGGATGCGATGATGGCGGCCTCGGTCCGTGAGGTTGGAGGCGAGCCGATGCCGTTTCCGCAAAATGAACAGGGTATCGAACTCATTCTCGGCAAGTTGGGCTGGAAGGGCTGGCAATCCGTTCAGGATCATTATGTAGCCCTCGGGACGGAAACTGCCGACGAGGTCGAAACCGCAAAAAACTCGTAAGGGACGGTAGGCTTCGCCAGCGTTTATATCTGGTGAAGAATAACGTCCCCTTCGACGTTGCGATGGCCCTTTCGGAAGCTGAGGCGTTCGCCTTTCAAGTGATGATTGGTGAAATGGACGGCAATAAATTCGATTGGAATAGGCTTAATTGGCACGATGAATCTAATGACTCTCAGTGATTTCGCGCTGGAATTAGGACGCCTTACGACTCGCGTACATGAGGAATCGCACCATGCGCTTGAGAGGGCGGCCAAGGTGGTCGAGAAAGAAGCCAAGGCGTCCATCGGCGAATATCAGACAAAGGCAGGCCAGTTTGTCGCTTGGGCACCTCTTGCAGATAGCACGGTAGCGGACAAAGAGCGCTTGGGATACGCGCCCCCGGATAACCCGGAACTGCGTACCGGCACCATGCGGGAAAGCATTGAGCATACCGTCAAAATGGAAAGCTTCGACGGGGTGGCTTATATTGGGTCCGACAGCAAAATAATGGAATGGCAAGAGCTCGGAACGTCGAAAATGCCCCCGCGCTCCATTCTCGGGGGTGCCGCAGTTCGCAAGGCCGACGATGTGGCGAAGCTAGTGGGCGGTTCCGTCTACGGCGCCTTGGTTGGAGGCGGTGTTTATGGCGGGAGGCTTCCAATTCCCGGTCTCGACGTCGAATAGATAAGCTACAACGGGGGCGGCAAAGACGCCGACGACAATCGCACCAACCAGTACCCAGATCAGCAAGACCAACTTAACGCTATCTGTAACCGCCTCCTTCTTGTTGCGGGACGCGTGCCACGGCTGATGCTTCCGGTTCATTTTCCGGAGCTGCCGTTCACGTCGGACGCGGAAAGAGGCGCCATCGTCCTCGAAATCCCCTGCCGGGTCTAGCGACCCATCTTCTCTAATCGTTTTTCGGTAGGAACGCATGGCTGACGTTTACCGCATTGGCATCTCGATTGCCATGAGAAACGGCGTGTCTAGTGCCCTCAAGGTCATCCAGAAGGATGTCCTCGGGCTGGGAACGGCCGTCGATTTCACGCAAGGGAAGCTAAATAAACTGAAACTTGCCGTGGGCGGAGCTGCTCTGGCGTTCGCGGGCAAGCAGGTTTTGAGTGCATATGCCGGGCTTGCCAACGCCGGCGGGAAGGTTCTCAACCAACAAGCACAGATTTTGTCGTTGACGGGCAGCCAGCGCGATGTCGTGATGGCGACGAAAGAGGCGTATAAAGATATCGCCATTTCCAACACGACAATTGCGGGGAATCTGTCAGCCTTCCAGGCTCTGCGCGCCGTTCTGAGCAACAGCAAGGAAGCTATTGCCGCCATGGCACCCTTTTTGAATGCGGCCGTGGTATTCAAGGGCTTCGGGGGCACCCAGGCCGGTCTCGCATATGCAGTGAAAGCTCTTGATATTCAGGGGGCATTTGTTGGTGCAAACGGGCAGCTTGATCCCACGCGGGTAAAAAGCGCCCTACACGATTACAATACCGTCTTCGGGCTTTCCCATGGGCTTCTGACCCCTCAGCAACTCTTGCAGTTTACCAAAATGGCGGGTCCGGCGGCAGCAATGATGAGCACGAGCGCCTATCTTCGTGACAATTACGAGTTGATGCTGGGCCTTGGGCCAACCGGTGGTCGCGGTGAGGCGTATGCCATCAAGGATCTGCTCGGGGGTGGGACATCGAAGGCTTTGGCTGAACAACTCGCGCATCTTGGCTTGGTCCGGCGCGGCGGCATCGAGGATGAGTTTGGCCATTATGTCATAAAGCGTGGCGCATTGAGCGGGAATGCCCAACTGACGGGGCAGGGCATTATCCCTTGGTTCTACGGAACAGTCGTTCCACTCCTGAAAGCGCATCATTACGCGCTTAATGCCGCTGGATTGGCGCAAGCCTTGGGCAGTCTCCCGCAGACAACGCTGCGGGCGTTCACTTACCTGCTCACAAACCGCGCTCAGATTGAGGCGGGCATGCACAAGTACGATGTGGCTACTCAGCAGAATTATTTGGCCACGATGTTGGCCAGCAATTTTGCTCTTGCGAAAGGCAACGTAACGAGCGCTTTCACTGCCCTTTGGCAGGCGTTAGGAACGCCAGCGGCCAAAATGGCCATTCCTATTTTGAATGAACTTGCGGGAGGTATTCGCAGGTTTACGCAGTGGATTGGGGCGCATCCTGGTTATGCAGTGGCCATTGACAAGACGCTTCTGGCCCTCGGCGTCGGATTGACGGCGCTAGGCTCCGCGCTGGTTATTGGTGCCGTTATTGCGGCCGTGGGGACGGGTGGTACGTTGGCTGCCCTGGGGGTGGGAATTGCCGCTGTTGCCACGGTTTTGGCCGCTACCAATTGGGGCGCAATATCAAAAGCGTTTGGCAATGCGGTGAGTGGCTTTGAGCATGGTATTCAGCGCATCCTGTATGACATCACGCATCCCGGGCAGCTAATAAAAGACGTTTCTGGATTAGGTTCCGGAGCGCCTGCGGTTCCATCGCACCCGCCAGGAAATGGACATTGGCAGATAGCTGGTCGTACCAGGATATGGGTGCCTGCCGGAAGCCACGCGCCAACAGGCCCTGGTCTTATACAAGGCACCGAAGATATATGGCATTCCCTGGCGAATTGGGTGGATCAAGGAGCGCCCGTAACCGTCACCAACCCTGGCGATATCGGCTTCAACATGCACAAAACCATGGTGCGTAGCCTCGCCGCGCCACAGACTGGCCCGAGTGGGTTCAACGGCCGCGCGGTGCCATATGGCACGCCCGCAGTCTCGACGGTACCATAATGAGCGGCATTCTTTCGGGCATCTCTTCGGCCGGCTCGGCTCTCGCCAGCTTCGCCGGTCAGGGCGGCATCCTCGGTGCCATCGCACAAGCGGGGCAACTGTTTGGCGGCTACGGCACGCCGGTTACGCTTGGGCCGGTCACTCTGCAAAACATGCAGATTCCCGAGCGCGTCGCCGTGGGCGGTCGGCAGGCCACCAACGTCATCAAGTTGCCGGGCGGTCAACGCGTCATCCAGACCATGGGCCGCGACGATGCGGACATGACCTGGACCGGCTATTTCGAGGGGCCTGGCGCCGAGGGATTGGCGCAGCAGATGGACAGCCTGCGGCAGGCAGGGCAGCCCATCCAGTTCGCTTTCGGGACGTACAGCTTCACGGTTGTGGTCTCCGAGTTCCTGGCGAATTACGAGCGGTCGAACTGGATACCGTACAGCGTCACGGTCACGCCACTTCAGGACAACGCCGCCAGTCTGACGGGGCAAACGCCCTCTCTGCTCGATAGCCTGAATAGCGACATCAACAGCGCTGCGGGCTTCGATCTGACGGGCGACGTGGCATCGCTGGCCTCCGATGCACAAAGCGCCATTTCTTTTGCTCAGCCGCTGGTCAATGCAGCCGGCGCGCTGGGGCTGAAAACGAGCGCGTGGACTTCGGCGCTCTCCGCCGTGAACACGGCCTCGACGGCCATTGGGGCGGTTCAGGCTGCGTCTGAGGGCACGATAGGCGGCTTCGTCGCGGGGGCGGTAACGGCTGGGAACATGCTCGGCGTCCCGGTTCAGCAAG